GCAAAGTTAACACTTTATTCTGAAACCACCAAAGATATTTGAAATTAAAACGCAGAAAATGAGGCGGTTACGGCGATTTTAGCATAGTTTAGCACTTGGGGTCGGGCACGAAAAAAAAGCGCCGGTCGAAAGCGGTGACCGGCGCTCCGGGGTGCCAGCTTGGCTGGCTACCCACAACAACAATGCAAAGATAGGGCTTTTGTTGGATTTCTCAAAATTAAAAAGCTAAAAAGGTGTAGCTCACCCCTATAAAAATTCCGGGCTGAATTCCTCCCTTGGGGCTGGCCACCATTCCTGCTCCGATGCTCATGCCCCAGCGTTTCGTCTTCCATCGCGTGACTTGGGTGGTCGTCGTTATCTGTTGGGTCGGTCGGTAAATCCGGAGGCTGTCGAGGCTCGGGTTCCAGCCGGACACCCATGCTTCGTAGTCGTCGCCGGTGTAGTGCTTCTGCTCTATCGGAATGCTGACGGTTGCGCTGTCGGGAGGTTCCGTTTCGGCGGCTTCGTCGACCTCGGTTGTCGGCTCGTCGGATTCCGGTCGGCGGCTGTTGGGTTTGCCGTCTGTCGGCGGTATCCATATCGGGAGCGTTACTGGCGTGAAGCCGAGGCTCATGGTGCTTTCCAGCTGGGGCGTCGGCACGTAGATAGTGTCGCGGATCGTGATGGTGTCGCTCTTGACCGTCACTTCGGGTGGCCGCTCTCCGGGCGGCTCCGGGCTTCTTCTAATGAAGTATGCGAAAAGGAGGCAGGCGGTTATCACCAGCAGGAGCTTCACCCAGCTGCCTATGCGTCGGATGGTGTCGCTTCTCATGTCGTTCTGCGTTTGCCGTTGATGTATGCCTCGATGCCGTCGGCGTGGAGCTTAACGATGGCTCGCTTTCCCTCGGCGCTGGCGAGCCATGCGACGTCTTCGCGGTTGTCTTGGAACATATTCTCGGTTAAAACTGCTGGACAGCCGGTCTTCACCAAGATTGCAAATCCGGCCTCGAGGTCGGGGTCGCCGTCGGTGTAGTCAGTTCTGATGGGACGCTGCTTCGGGCTGGGGCTGGAGAAGTTGTCGATGTAGTCCTTGAGGGCTACCTTGGCTGCGTCGTAGAGGTGCGTGGCAAGCACGTCGGCCTGCGTCTGTCCGCGAGATGTGAAAGCGCACCAGCCTCGGGCGTCGTGCCACTTGCCGTCTGCTCCGGCGGCGTTGTTGTGTAACGATATGATAAGGCAGTTCTGTTTGCCGTTCGCGGCGCAGATTACATTGACGCGCCTTGCGCGCTCGGTGAGGCTGATGTCGTTCTTTTCGGGAACGATGAGCCGTGCGTCGCGGCCTCGTCTTGCGAGCTCCTCCTGCAGCATAATTGCCACCTCTCGCGTCCATGCCCATTCGCGGTGCTTACCGTCGGGGCTGCATTTTCCGGCTGTATCGAAGCCGTGACCGTTGTCGATTAAGATAATCATATTCTGTCGGTGTTAGTTGATGATGTTTCCGGCGGCGTCGTGCCATGTGTAGTAGTTGGCGAGAAATGCCAGCGTGGCAGCGGCAAGTGCTCCGATTGCGTCTGCGAGCAAATCCCAAATGCAGAAGTGGTTCCCGGTCTGCTTCCGGTCGCGGCACTCCTTGGCAATGCCTGCCGCCAGCGCGGCGCAGAATGTTATTGCCGCTGGCAGGAGCGATGTCGGGAATTTGAAAAACGAAAGGATAACCGCGAGAACGGCTCCGATGGCGAATGTCACCAGTGCGTGCAGCTTCTTGTCGCTGCCGGTCTTGTCATTGCAAATCTTTGTCATGATGGTTGGTGTTGGTGGGTGTTACTCTTGTGCTGGCTCCTGCTCGCTGTGGTGTCCGAGCGAGCCAGCTATTGCTTTGGCGAGGGTGTCGGCTACCTGCTTCTTGTCTATGAGGTTTTCGATGAGTTCGCCTGCTCGGTTGATGTCTTTCCGGGTCTTTTCATCGGCTTTCTCTCTCAAGCTCCAAATCTCGACTATGCATAGGAGAATGGCTATAAAGCCGGTGAAGATTGCGATGCCGTTCAAAATGTCGCAGCCGACCAGCTGCATGACTCGGCAGGTAAGAAAGAGGACGTCAATGCCTCCGGCAATTAGCACGGCTCCTTCGTAAAGGATGAACTTCTGCACGGAGCGTTTCAATCCCCAGCTGCTGTGTACCTCGCCTCGGATTTTGGCCTTGTATAAGCCGCTGGCAAGGTCTACCGCCATCGCTAAAAAAACGATGAAAGCGGCGAGGCAGACTTGGGCGAGCAGCTGGCCGGTGCCATTAAAAAATTGGTTTTCCATTGTGGTGTTGTGGTTTGATTGGGTTTATGCAAATTTAGCCCTCGTCGCTGGTCACGTCGTTCTCTCCGAGTGGATAGTTTTGAACGCCGGGCGTTTCGGGGTCAATGGCCAGCATTTCCTTGGCGATCTGCTTCGCGGCCTTGCGCCAGTTCTGCATCTCAAGCATTTCCTCGACGGCGTTGTCGTTGGTCGGGTCGGCGAGGTAGTTGTTGACGATTGCATCCATCTTGTCGCGCGGATATTCTGCTGAAACCAGCGCCGAGACAATGGCGTCGTAGCTCCAAACTCCCGGCTCAAGGGTTACTGCTTGGTGTTTGAACTTGTAGCCGGTCGGGTTGTTTTCGCCGAGGGGCACGATGTTGTAGTTGACGGTGCGCTGCCTCATGCCGAGGTGCGTCTTTCTTTCGACCGGCTGCGGCTCGGTCGCGGTGTAAATCCATACCATAGTTCTGTATCTCTTGGTTGATTAAAAATTGCTTGATGTCGTATTTCACTTTTACCTTGCAGACCGCAAATTGCCGGGTGTAGCAAATCTTCCAAAATGCGCGGCATTCTCTTTTGAAAATCTTGGCGCGCATTCGGTAGCTGGCGGTGTGCACCATGAAGCCGAGATATCTGTTGATGCGGCAAACGTCGTGTCGGAGTTGGTCGAGGGTGTCGGTTGTTATCTTGCCGTCGAGGATTCGCTGGCAGAGGCGCTCGGTTCTGCGTAGCTGGTTCACGAAATTCCCAAGCGTGCGGTTGCTGATGTAGCGTCTTCCCGGCATGATGACTTGGCCGACGAACTTGACGCCTTTCTTGACCGGCTGGAGGTAGAATTTGTTGGGGTGCATCTTGAGGTTGAGCTTCTCGCGCAGGATGCGCTCGCTCTCCTTTCGGAACTTGAGGCAGGCCTCCTTGGTCGGTGCTACGCATGGCACGTCATCGACGAACTGCTCAATCTTTGCGCCTGCTTCCTCTGCTATCGGCTTTATCTCCTCGACGTAGAAGCTCATGTGAAAATTCGCCTCCTGCTGGCTGGTGATGTTGCCGATGGCTATGCCGATTCCCTCCGGGCGATTGAATAGCGATTTGTGCGGCGCGAGCATTTCCCAAAGTTCGCCGGGGCTTTGCCGGACGCAGTCGTTCTGTGGCCGGTGCTTCACGGTGACTTCTGTCAAATACAGGAGAATGTCGATGTCGTCGCCCTTATACTCCTCCTTGATGAACCGCTCGAGGTTCTGCCAAAGGATCCGGGTGTCGATGCTCATGAAGAATGACTGGATGTCAATCTTGGCCACCCATGCCTCCCGGGTGTAGTTTTGGCTGACCTCCTTGATGTCGCGCTCCAGCGCGTCGACCGCTGACCGGGTTCCGTAGCCCTTTCGGCAGTTGTGGCTCACGTCGCCTTGGCTCTTGAAGCGCTTATCGAACAGCGGCTCCAGCCTCATGCAAATCCAGTGCTGGACGATTCTGTCGCGGAAGTTTGCGGCGAAAATTTCGCGGAGCGTCGGCCTCGTGACTATGAAGCAGACGCTGGTCTTCGGGGTGTAGTTGTGTAAAAAATAAATCTCATAAACCAGCAGCCACAAGTCGAGCTCCCAATCTGCGGCGCGGTACTCGTTGCAGTTGTGGCTCGACTTTTTGTTTCGGCAGCAGTCGTGGAATGCTGCCACCCATCCCTCTTTGATTTCTTCACCTAATGCGGCCACCGCCCGGACGGCGTTGGAGTTGTACTTGTTGTTGTTGTTCGTGTTGCCATCCGAGAAGTTGACGTTCCATGCGTTGTTCTGCGAGTTCTCGGTGGAAGACGGTGATGCGCAGGCTGCTGTTCTAACTAAAACCTCGATGCTGTTGTCCAGCCCCGGGATTTCAGTGCTGCGCCCATTAGATAAAAGAAAATTCAAAGCGTCCATATCCTTAAACGTGGCCGCTTATCTGCTGCGCCGTTTTGTTTCGCCATGCTCCGGCCTGCGTGGCGATCGGGTTAATCAAATCTAAAAATGCGGCTTCCTGCTTGTAGGAAACGACCGGGGTGTCTTTGACCCGTGCCTGCGCAAATTGTCGCATCGTTGTCTTGACGGTTGTCATTCGGGCGATGATGACGTTGATGCACTGCAAGCGTGTTGTCGCGTCGGAGGCCTGCATGGCCGTGATGGTGGCATCAAGGCATAGCTTGATGTCGCGTATCATTTCGCCTCCGAGGGTTTGAAAAGGCAGCGATTTCGGGAGTCGCTCCGTGATGGGGATTGCCCATTGCAGCAGTCTTTCGATTGCTCTGTAAATTGGAGCTTGTGCCGGTTTCATCTTTCGGGTTGGGTTTTGTGTGGTTGCTGTTTTATGAGATTGGTTTTGCTGGCGACCCTCGCTCTAAAAAGAGCGAGGGGTAAAAATTTAAAATGCGGCCACCGCCCGGACGGCGAGGGAGTTGAACTTGGTGTAGTAGTCCGCGTTGCCATCCGAGAAGTAGACGTTCCATGCGTTGTCCTGCGAGTACTCGGTGGAAGACCAATACCATGTATTTGACATGGCGGTCATTCTGCCGTCGGCTACGGCTTGCGCAAAGATGGCGTCGGTGGCTCCTACCTCGTAGCCTTGGCGGTGATACCAGTATATGCGTGCCAGCTCGCCCTCGCTCGGAAGGAACCACTTCCCTGCTTTGAACTTGTCGGCGAGGGTTTCGCCCTGCTTCACTCCGGGTTCGTAGCAATTGCAAAGGCTGGCGGCTGGGTAGTAGAACTGGCGGTATTTCGCAAGTCCTCCGTTGTCGGTCACGACGTCGCTCATCAACTGGAGCAGGTGCTGGTAGGGGCTGGTGGTTCCTATCTGCTGTGGCTGCTGGAGGTTGACGTTGCTGTCGGAGAGGATGATGTTTCGGTGGGCGATGATTCGGAGCGTGTTGATGAGGCCGTAGGGGAGTTTCGTTCCCTCCGGGTATTGTCCGAGCCTTGTCGTCAGTGCTTCGAAGCCTATCTCTCCGACGGCGCTTCCGGTGCTGAGTATCTTGAAGCCGTCGGGGTCGCCGGAGGTCGTTTCGTCGCGGTAAGTGTCGGCGTTGATGTAGGTGCCAGTTAGACCTCGGTCGCCCTTGTCGATCATCGTCGGGATGTTAAAAATGGAATACCCGGGCGTGTCGGCGAGCTCGATTCCGGTGAAGCCGTTGTTGTCGCTGGCCGGATAAAGACCCCACTGGTATGAGGGCAGGTTGGCCAGCGCTACGCATAGGCGCTGGGTCTTGTCTGCCGGGTTGATGTAAAAGCAGACGCCGACTGGGGTCTTGCCGCTATCGAGCAGGTCGCTGTAGGTTCCGTCTGCAAAGACGTAATCTCCGAGGTGGCAGCTTCTCTTATAGAAGCCGATGGTTGTTTCCTCGGTCATCTTCGTGCCGTCGCTCAGCGTAATCTCCACCGTGACCTTGGCCTTGGGTGCGCGGTCTTCTGTACCGATGGTCGTCACCGTGAGGACGCCGGTCACTTCGTCAATCGTGGCGTAGTTGTTGGCGGCGATTGTCCAGCGGATTTTCGTGAAGTTGTTGGCGTTGGGGATTGCCGGGACTACCGTCAGCTTGTATTTCTCGGGGTCGTCTTGCGGCGTGATCTCGTCGATGTAGCGGTCGCCGCCAATGGTGACGGTCGTCAGCTCTCGCTTCGTGTATTCGATGTAGAGGGGGTTGTTCTCGTCATCGACGTTGCCCCATGCCTCCAGCAGTTTCCTCTTGAGGTCAAAGTTCACGATGGCGGTTCGCTGGAGCTGAATGTGGCCGGTGATGTCGGCTTTCATGTCGGCCAGCATTTCGAGGTATGTCACGGCGAAGTTCTGCCAGTCGATGCCTCGGAGCTTCGCGCTTCGCAGGATGTTGTCTTCTGCCGAGAGGATGTCTTCGATGAGGGTTCGCGTGTCGAGCTTCGGGCAGTTCTCAATCTCGACGCTGGTCAGCTGGCTGAAGCCCTGCAGGGTCAGCGTTTCGAGGTTCGGGAAGTCTTTGTATGAAATCGTGCGGATGCTCTTGCCCAGCTGTATGCTGGTCAGCGCGTCGGTCTGCGGAATGGTTACGGCGGTGGCTCCGGTGTCGCGCAGGTCGATTTCCTCTATCTTCTCGGATTGGAGGTTAAAGGCTCCGGTCACATTCGGGCAGTTGCGAACCACCAGCTTCTTGAGCGCGATGCTGTTGCCGATGTTGGTCACGCGACTGGAGAGGTTCGTGTTCGGATTCTTGCCGCTGTAATCGAGGACGAGCTTCTCGAGGCGCTTGCAATATTCGAGGCCGGTGGCGTCGAGGCTCGTGGCGATATCCTGCAGGCCGCTCTCCACTTTGGTGCCGTCGGGCAGCTCGGTGTAGGTGCTGATTTCGGTCAGCAGGTCGGCGTCGTAAACCGTGAAGGTGGTTTCGTTAAAGGTCGCGCCGTTGCTCTCGAAGTAGGCAGGCTCTCGGGGCTTGATGCTTCGGACGGTCTGAATGCCTCCGGCGCCCCAGTTCAGCGATGCGTAAATCGGGGCGCTGTGCCGGAGGGCGACTCCGTTGCCGTTGCCCCAAAGGCGGAGCTCCAGCGAGCCGGAGGTGTTGGCTCCGCATTTGCTATCCCAGTAGCGCTGGCGGTATTTGAAGAAGTGGCGCATCACCTCGCGCTTGTCGCCGTGTGCCATGTCAAAGCGTCCGGTGTTGGCGTATCCCATGCCGTCGGTGTTGTAGAGCGCCTCGCACCACTGGCTCCAAAATGAATTATAAAGGTTCCACATCGCCTGCTCGTTGAGGCCGTTGGAGCGCATGGCTTGGTACATCGCCTTGATGTCTTCCGGCCATGCCTTGGCTACGCAATCCCAAAGGCCGGAGAGGCGACCGTTGAAAATCGGGGAGCCTGCGGTGGTCTTGACGGTGAAGGTCTGCGTTTCGGCGTTGTATTCCTCACCGACGATGGTTCCGGTTTCGCCGGTGCTCTCGTTGTAGCTGTCGCCCCACTCATGGAAGACTTGGAATATCAGCGTGCCTCGGTTTCCGTATCTTCCGGCGGTGTCGGAGTCGCGCTGCACAAAGAATGCCTTGGGCGTGGTGGTCGTGGTGACTCCCTCGAAGCCGATGGTCATGTTTTTGTCCATCGAGTCGACGCCGAGGATCCAGTTGAAAAATATGAAGTAGAAAAGGGCGCTGCTCTTGTTGAGGTACTGGGCGTGCTCGGCGTTGAACTTGGCGAGGCGGTAGGCCGGAGTGTCGTGCGTGTAGACCGTGTCGCCGTAGGTCACCGACCTTGTCAGCTGCTTGTAGCTTCCGTTGACGAGGCGGTAGCGCTCGGCGATGTTCGGGTTGCAGGAATATACCCAGTTGTGGAAGCGGCGGAGCCATTTGGATTCGTTGTTGGCCTGCGTGGTGCCCTCGGCGTTCAGCGCCACTCCGAAGTCGTCATCTGTCACGGGGCTTTTCTTTGGCACTCGTGCGTAGTAGAGCGTGGTGGCTTTGTCGTTCCACTTTCCGTTCTGCCATTTGCCCTCGGGCATTTCCTCGCTGAAGAAGTTGACGTTATCCTCGACCTCCCACAGCTGGTTGTCGCCGCTGTTGTCGAAGCCGAAATAATAGGGGTCGTATTTGTTGTTGACGAAGTTGTAAATGGAAAGGAACCGGACGCTGGCCACTCCGGCGTTGTAGCTGCGAAGCCAGCCGATGATCGGGAAGCCCGAGAGCGACTGGCGGTAGGTCACGGGCTTGCCTGCTGCCTGCTGTGCGGCCTGCTGTGCTGTCAGCAGTTCCGGGTACTGCTGGGCGGTTCCGAGCAGAATGTTTTGGTAGGCGTTGGCGGCGAGAATGTTGAAGATTCCCTCGCTGGAGGCGAAGTTGACCTTGTCGACGAATTCCTTTGCTTTCAGCTTCACGCCGCTGGTGATGGCGTAGCCGGTGATGGTCACCTTTGTGCCTCCAATCACGACGCTCCATGCGCCGTTGTATTTGTCTGCCCAGTTCTTGTATGGGTCGGGGTAGCTCAGCGAGCTGGTTCCGTCCAGCGCGATGTCGTGGTTCTCGCAGGTGAATGATGCGAGGGCTGCTGGCTCGCTTCCGGGGTTGGCCTCCCATGCCGGGTTGACAAACTCGGTCGTGGCTTTCTGCCAGTCTTTCTTCCCTGTCGGCATCTTGGCTATCTCCCATATCTTGTAGGGCGTGTCGGGGAGCGCGGCCACCGTCTTGGCGAAGTCTACGGCGTTGGTGGAGTCGAGGATGTTGTTGCGCTTGGCGATGGCTATCTTCTCGGTGAGGTCGGGGGTGTCGTAGGCGAAGTTGCCGAGCATTTGCTGGTAGTTGAGGCTCTTGTCGTAAATGCGGACGGTGTAGAGCTCTACGTCGCAGTCGGGGCTTCCGATGGTGATTTTCTTCGGGGCGTGCTGCTGCCATACCGATGTCTTGTAATCCATCATTCGCACAATCACTCCGTTGAGGTAGACGAAGGCGATGTTAGCGTCGCTCTCCTCTACGCCGGAAAGGAGGACGTTTCGGCAGTGCGTGGTGGTTCCGTCGATGCAGAACCCGATGCGGATTTTCTGCTCGTCGGTGTAGATGGTTTCCACCTTGCCTCCGGCGTCGCTGCACAGCTCGATGCGGTTTGCGTAAATTGCAAACCCGATTTCGTCGGCCATTGCGTCGATGATCTTCGTGTCGGTGTTGGTGCAGTTGAGGGCGCGTAGCTCAAACTCGAAGGTGCGCCCGGTTCGGGCTGCGGCGTTGGCGGCGTTCACTCCGAAGTCGGCGCCGAATGGGTAGAAGCCGTCGAGGGTGATGCTCTTTCCGGCCTTGATTAAAAATGCGTTATTCCCGAAGCCGTTATTTCCGACCAGCTTGAAGTTGTCGCTTCGCTTCACGGAGCAGGTGCGCTGGCCGTTGTAGGTGCTGTGCCAGTCTTCGGCATCGGCATCGGCGTTGGTTCGGCCTGCGGCTGAGAGGTAAATCTTGCACTCGGTCGCCGGTTCCAGCGTGACGCCTGCATCGAGGACGGTCAGCGTGTGGGTGGTGGTTGTGCTGGCTACCTTGATTGCGACCACGATGGTGCCGAGGGTGAGGTAGTTGTTGTCGGCGGCTGTCAGTCGTAGCTCCTGCATTCCGGAGGTTCCGTCTGCCTTGAGGGTCACGGTCTGCGATGTGAGGTCGGCCAGCTTGATGCCGCTGGTGTCGCGCACCTCGAAGTTGACGGTCACTTGCTGGCCTCCGGAATTCGGGTAATAAAGGAAGTATGGAATGCTGGCGGTGTCGTAAAGGGTCACCTGCTTGTCGGCGGTCGCTCCGATGCAGATGCTGGGGGTGCCGAGGCCTTTCTTTATGAAGCTCGTTGTGATGGGCTGGGTGCTGATTCCGTAGGTGGTGTTCTCGGCGTAGATGCTGATGGTGTGTGCACCGGGGGCGAGCGTTCCGTTGGGGTCGATGATGAAGTCGTTGGTCGAGTTGGTGATGGTGCTCTGCGCTATCTCGGTTCCGTCAACGCTGACGTGCACCTGCGCGGCTACGCCTCGGCAGGAAACGCGGAGGCTCCATGCTCCCTCTCGGAGCAGGCTTTCCTCGTAGCTGTTGTCCAGCGTCAGCACAATTTCCAGCGCTCTGATGGTGAATGTGAAGGTTCGGCTCTTGCCGTGGTTGTTGCCCACCTCGATGCGGACGGCGTTGGTTTCTTGGTTGAGGTGTGCGCCGAGGTCGATGGTGTATTCGTTTCCTCCGGGGGCGAGGGTTAGCCCGAGCTCCGGCACCTCCGTGTTGTTAATCCATACCTTGGCGTAGCCGTTCTCGGTGTCGAGGTCGGTGGCGTCGCCTCCGTAGTAGCTGTTGTAGGTAAACTTCACGGGGTTGCTGGTTCCTTTGACCATGTCGGCCACCGGCTGTTTCGTGATTCGGGTGGCAAGGGTGTAGTCCACGCTGGCGGCGCCGCTGGTGTAGAAGCTGACCTCGGCCAGCACCAGCGAGCTGTTGGTGGCCGGGTCTTTGGTGTAGGTTTCCTTGGCTGCGTCGTTGGCGAAAGCGCGGAAGGTGGCGAGGCCGCTGTCGTCGGTCTTGAGGCTCCATGCTCCATGCTTTGTGGTGTCGAGCTCTTGGAGGAACTTTTTCAGAAATTCCTCCACTCGGGTTCCGAGGTAATTCTCCCAGCTCTCGTCGAGGTTGGGGATTGGTTTGTCGATGTCGTTCTTTGCCATATCTGTATTGTTGTGGTGTTAAAAATTCTTCCAGCGATCGCCGCCTTTCCATGGCTTCTCGGGGCGCCATCTTCCGCTTCCGAAGCAGGAGCCGATGGCCTCCCAAATCTTGACCGCTCCCCGGTAGAGGGTGTCTACCGGTTTGCTGCCTATCCAAATCTTGGCGACTCTTTTATTACCTATCCAAAGCATGGCCTATTCCTCCTCTGCTAAAAAGTAAAGCTGGCCAGCCTCGCACTCTCCGGCGGCGATGCGTTGCTCCATCTCCTCCTCGCTGGCTACCTCTATCGGGGTGGAGAGCCGGATCTGCTTGGCTTGGTCTTCGGTGAGGCCGGCACTCTTGAGGGTGGTGCCGTTGTATCGGTAGAGCCTGCCGTCGCTGGCTAAAAAGAGGCAGTCGGTTCTGATGGCTCCGCTCTCGGTGTAGAAGCTGTCGTGGGTCGCCCAGTCGGCGTAATACGTCCAGTATCTGACAAGCTGGCCAGCGACCGTCGTGCTCGTTCCGAATGCGTAGTAGAATTTATCGGTCATGCTGTCGAAAATGACAACCCCATGATTTGCGCTCGTCGCTCCGGGCGCGTATTGGACGTTGTCGCGCTGGGGCGTGATGTCGTTGAAGGGCACCACATCCTGCGAGATTGCGTCAATGATTTGTCCGAGCGTGATGCTCATGTTCTGCCCGGCTATCGAAAGAGGTAGCTTGATGTCGCGCCTTATGGCGGTGATTTGGGTGAGTTCTGAAATCTTCATTTTAGTAGGAGTATCTTGCGTTGAGGCTTAAAATCATCCAATTGCATTTGTTGGCATCTTTGCCGTCACGATCTTTGGGGATTCCCACCAGTTCAATTGAGCCAGTCAAAATGCCGCAGCTGGTTCTGTCATTGCTTCCGCTTGATGGAGCGCTTGTGTCGTTACTCGGATAGCCAAGCATATAGCTCCCGGTTTGAGTGCTGATGTGAGTCGTTTGGTCGGTTCTTGAGTAAAGCGTTACGTTGTTGCAAATCAACACTCGCTGGCCTATGTACTTGAGGTCGCTCGGGAGGATTATTTCGTCTGCGCCGGAGGATATGATTTTCAAGTCTTTGTTCAGTGTAAATACCCAGTTATTGTTTGTTGCGTCACTCTCCTCCAGTGTCTTGAACTTGGTCAAAAGCGCGCCGGAGAAGACCCCGCTTCCGGCGTTGATCTCGCCGGTTTTGAAGTTTACCGAGTAGTGCGGCTCAAAGGCGCCGGTCTTAAACTCTTGGTACTTTTGGCTATTCTTTGTGATGACCGGGGCGTTCTCTTTCTTGGTCGTCGTGGTCTGTGGTGTTGACCACAGCTCGCCTTGGCCGAGTGCTCCGTTGGGGCACTTCTTGGCCGTGATGTAGTAGACCGATGCTCCGGTCGGGACGGTCGTCGGGTATGTCGTGCTCCAGCCGGACGGCGCCGAGGCTTTCTTTTCGTCTGCCGTGAGTGTCGGCGCGGAGGTCGCTGTCTTGTATCGGTACTCCTGCGTGTAGGTGAGCGTTCCCTGCTGGGATATCAACCAGTCGCCGTAAAAGACGGCGCTGGCCAGCTTTGCGAATTCGGCCATGACGATGTCTGCGAATATTGCGTTAAACTTGTCGAATATAATCCAGCGCGAGGTGCTGGCTCCTGCGACAACCGGAGCGTTGGCTACTTCGAGCGCCGGGGTGTTTCGGGTTGCGCCTTGGCTGGCTCCCTTGTATGTTGCGCCCCTGCGGAGGACGTAGTAATTCTCGGCGTACATCACGACCGGGGCAGTTTCGCTGGTCGCGGTGTAGGTCGTGTTCGGGTCGTAATAGCCAGCCGGGTAAACCATGAGGCCGTCGCGGCCATCGATGCCGTTGGTTCCGTCTTGGCCATCCTGCCCATCTTGGCCGTCTTCTCCGGGATCGCCTTTATCGCCCTTTTCGCCGCTGATGCGCACCGGTAGGCTCCATTGGCCGATAACGTTGTTGTCGTGGTCTATTTCGGCTTGGATCATCCATAAATCGTAGCCGACAAAAAGGGTCGGCGGCGTGTCACTCCAGCCGTCGGGGTTTCGGACGGTGCGGTCGAGGATGGCTGGCGACGAGCCTTTGATATGGGACTTGTATTTGAAATCGGTGTATTGGCCGGGCTTTCCGTCTTCTGCAGTACACTGCACTGGCTCGCTCCATGTTCCGGGCTTCTGCGTCACGCCGTTGATGAGGGCTTTCGACATCCACCACTTCCCGGTTGAGGACGGCGCATCCTGCCAGCCGGTCGGGATTGTGTGCTGCTTGTCGGTCGGCGTGGCTGGCTGGGTGTCACCTTGCTTGAAGACGTAGCTTGTCCAGTCGCCCGTTGCGCCGTCTTTGACCACTGGGACGTGGGTCAAGGCAAGCACCTCGGTCGTGTCGTTGGCGGCTGTCAACTTGAAGATGATTCTGTCGCCGATGTCGGCGGTGCTGATGTCGTTGCCGCCTACGGTCAGCACGCTGCTGTTGTTGGTGCTGTTCTCCATCTCGATTACGCCGCTGTCGTCTTCGAGGTCGAGCGGTTCTGTCTGACCGATGATGAATTCCTGCCATGCGACTCCGTCGGCCGAGTAGAAAAGTTTGGCGCCTGCCTGCAAAAGGTCGTAGTTATTTTCAAATGTGCGCGTGCTGTTGTCGCTGCTGCAAAGGGTGACGCTGCAGGTCAACACCTCGGGGCGCACCTCTGTTCGGCGCACTGAGACGATGTTGGCGCTGGGGTTCAGAAACCACAGCTTTATCTCCTTGCCGTCGTCGAGGCTGGCGGTCATCTTCACCCATGCGGCGCTGGAGTCTTTGGGTTCGTCGAGCGTCTTGCTGGCGACGCACTGCCAAAGGGCGCCGTTCCATGTGACGGTGTCGTACATGCCGGGGGTGCTCCGGTAGTAGTCTGTGGCGCTGGCTGCTGTTTGGGCGCTCCATAGCCCTCGGTAGTTGGCCGTGCGTGTGGTCACTCCCTCGTAGCCGACGCGGATTAAATCCTGCACGATGATGCCTCGGGCGAATAGGTAGGGCTGGTCTTTGTTGATCAGCTCCTCGGTCTTCTCGTCGAGGAGACCGTCGGGGATGATGCCGAGGATGGTTCCGTAATTGCCCGGCTCCAGCTTCGGCTTGTTGACTCCCATCAGCTCGACAAGGTTGCCGCTGTCGCACGAAATAAAAAACGTGCGCTGGCGCTTGTTAATGTAGGTGTCGCCCCTCTTGCCAATCACGGCGCTGTATGCCGGGTTGATGTAGGTTTGCAAGCTCGGCTCGATGTTGTTGCCCCAGCGCGATATCACCATGCCCTCTGTCATGGGGTGGTTCTTTCCTGCCGGGGTTTCGGTATCGGGGTATGTGGCCAGCAGCAGTTGGTTCGCGGCTCGGTCGACCGATTTGACCCATGCCCATGCTTTGTAGTATTCCTTGGCGTCGGCTCGGTCGAGCTTGTTAACGTAGCCATAGACCACATCGCCGGGCTGGAATGCCGTAAAATCTCCCTCCCAGCGCATTCGCATCAGCGCGGTCTGAGTTCTGTCGCTGTTGTTGGTTATCTGCTCGATGGTGCCGACGTCGCCGAAGCTGGTGTCACCCTCCTGCGCGTTGAGGCGGTTGTATATCAGCTCTTGAACCTTGAGCCAGCTGCGGACGTGCAGGCTCTCCACCTCGGCGTTGCCTGCGGCGTCAATCTGTGCGCCGCTTTGTCCTGCGATGAAGGTGCCGATGCGGATTCCCTTGAGGAATGTCCACATATGCTTTATCGTCTGCGCGATTGTCTTGAGCGCGAATTCCAGCCGGGCGCGCAGCGCGGAGTAAACGTTTCGGTCGGTCGGCGGTGTGCTGTCGATCTGCTGGATTACGTATGGCGAGGCCCCTCCGCTTCCGGTTCCGGCTGTGCCTCCGCCACCGAGAACGGCTCCGAAGTTCCCGGTAGTGTTGCCGATTCCGTCGAGGCGGTCTTCGATGGCTCCGATGCGGCTGTACTTGGCTTTTTCGCCCACGAAATAAACCGGGTTGTCGTAGGCAAAGTCGAGCGGTATCTCGTAGCCCAGCACGCGGCTTATCCTGCCGTTCTTGAAATAGCCCGGGTGGATAAGGTTCACGCTGCGGCCAATCCCGAGGTATAGGCCGTCGGGGCTGTCTTTCTCCACCTCGTAGGCAAGGTCGCAGGCCACCGTGCACTGGTAGGTGCTGGTGTCGGTGTTGAGCTTCTCGATGTACTCGCGCATCTTCCGGAGCAGCTCTTTCTCGGCGCTGCTGACGTAGTCGGTCTTGCTGTCGCTGATCATGGCGATGTTGAAGCCGAGCAGGATGAACTCGTCGCCGGTCTTGGGCTTGATTATCTCGTTGGGGAGCTTGGTCGTGTCGTCGCGCTTGATTTGGAAGTGGTAGTTATCTTCTAATAACTCCACATCGAATGTTATTCCGTTCAGCAGGCCGCTCTGAAACGTCACCTGCAGGGCGGCTCCGTCGATGAGGTAGTCGCCTCTGTTGAACTTGTTGGCGTCGCTGAATAGATCGTCGGTGAAGATGAACTCCCGGTAGTTGATTTGGGTCTTGCTTCCATCCTGCTCGGGCTGCTCCTCGGTGTATTCGTCGCTCTGCTGGATGGAGGTGATTTTGCTGATTCTGCTCGGGTAGACGTCTTCAAAAATCACCACGTCTTCGACCGCTTCCTCCTCGCTCTCGAAATCGAAGGCGTCGAGGTATCCCTTTATCGGGTTGCCGTCTTCGTCCACCTCCGGAAGCAGGAGCCTGCTGTTGACGATGCCGTTGGTGGTCACGTCTTGGTATTTCTCGAAGACGGTATAAATGCTGGTGAAGTATCGGGCTGGCGCCATTGCCGTGTTGAGCTGGGGCAGGCGGTACTTGTCGCCGTTGTTGATGCTCGCTCCTCCCGGGAGCGTCAGCTTGCGCTGGCTCTTGTCAAAACCTGCGTTGAAGGTGGCGCCAGTGATGGTGTGGTCTACCTCGCCGGTCACTTTGTCGAGCACCTCGATGGTGATTCCGCTGGCGCTGAACTCCGGCCAGCCCTCAAAGAGTCCGATTTGTCCGTCGGCGTCTATCTTCACGCTGATGGTCGGCTTGTTGTCGTAAACGTAGCCGTAGTTGTTTCCGCTCTCGTCGTACCAAATTGCAAAGTCAATCTGCGAGCCGTTCTCAATCACGACCCTCCTCACTTTCTCTGTCGGGATTGCGAGGTACTGGTCTTCAAACTTGAAGACGATGGGCTTGTTGACTCCCTGCCATGCGCCCTTGGCCATAATGGTGTGGTAGGCCGTGCGCTTGGTTTGGCCGTCTTTGTCGTAATAGTCTACGACCAGCCGGAAGAATGCGGTGAGGTATTTCGGGGTGATGGCGTCGGTCACTTTGTTCAGCGCGGTCGGGGTGACCGTGAGCCGGAATGTCGAAAGGACGAGGTAGGGCTTCTCCATCGGGAGCCACGACCATTCGAACATTCCGGATTTCATGCTCTTGCGCTCGCCGGTCATGTCGAAGTCGTATTCATCTCCGGCGTGGCCGTCGGGCTTGAAAAGGTGGAAGGCTCCGGACTGGAGGCCGGTTTCGCTGGCGGTGTTCGTTCTGTACTCGAAGTCGCGCTCCAGCGCTGAAACCGGGGCGAAGTCGAGGACGCACTGGGTGTCGGCCTTCCCCTTTTTGACTCCTATGTCGGTTGGTCGGAAATAGCGCACCTCCAGCTCGCGTGCCGGGTCGTGGAGCAGGCCGTTGCTTACGCTGGCGTCGAACACCAGCGTCTTGCGGTAGTTGCTGGCGATGTTCCGGTCGGATCCGTAGGCGTAGATTCGTGTGGCGTAGGTTTCCCTGCTGTCGCTTCGGCTGATGGCCACCAGCTCGTTGCCCATCTCCAGCTTTATGGGTGTGGTTCCGTATTCGCACTTGCCGAAATGCAGGACGTTCTGTTCAAACCACCACTCGCATTCGTAGGCCTCGGCTATCTCGGCTATCGCGTCGATGATGTTCTTGCTCTCGTACTGGATGGTGACGGCCTTGGTCGCGTCAACGCTGTCATCCCATTCGATGCTCCAGTCGGTCTTCCCGTTGTAGAGGAAATTCTTCCGGTCGGGCATGAGGGTTTCCTTGCCGTCGTCGTCGCGCTTGTAGGCCAGCGCTCGGATGTTGAACAGAATTTGCTGGGCGTGGTTCGGGAGCGTGTCGGTGTATGTCCAGCTCGTTTCGTTGCTTCCGATCTGCGGCAGGAACTTGCAGAGCTTGTTCTTGAATTTCCAATATTGCGCGTCGAGGCGTATCTCGTAGTCGTAGCCTCCGGTACTCTTGTTGAGCTCGCCTCTCGTCGGGGCGGTCAGCTCGTAGCGGCCTACGTTCTCAATCTCGACGTAGTCGCCGAGGTGCAGGAGCGTCGGGGTGTCGGTGCTGAACTTGAGCGTGAGGTAGTCGTGCTCCATCAACATGAAGTTGCGCTTGCTCCCTACGCCGATTTGGGCGTTGAGGCGCGTGGTTCCGTCGGAGGCTTTCTTTATGATGGCGTTGGCGTTCATGAGCGGTTGTTGGGGTTGGGTTCTTCAAGTTTGAGAATGAACTTTGCAATCCTGCCGTTGTAGTTGGTGAACTGGGTACAGCTCACGTATCGGCAGTTGAAAATCACGCCGGGCAGGAATTTCGGGCTGGCAATCTTCAGCCAGCCGGAGGTCAGTTCCTCGATGAAGCTCTTGTATCGCGTGTAGAATTCCGTGAGGCTCGGGGCGGTTAGGCCGACCTCCAGCGTTATGTCGCGCTTGGCCAGCTTTACGCTGTTCTGCGGTATGATGGTGCGCGTTCCGTGCTCCAGCCTGCTCTCACTCTGTATCGGGTCTTTCACGGACGGGGGTGCCAGCAGCGCGGCCATGAGCTTCGTGTTGGCTACGATGCCCCACTTGGTTCGGGCGTTGTAGCTGTTAATCGTGAGCTCTGCTGGCCGTGCTATCTGCTGGGGAGGTGTGACGGGTATCGTGGCGCTCATAGCTGTATGCAGGTGTCGTCTTTGGTTATGGCTACGTCGGCGGTGCCGTCGTTGTCAACCGCGAACACCGCATAATTGTCGGCGCAGATGGTGACGTTGGCTCCGTGCAGGGCAATGAGGCGCTGGGCTTCGTCTGCTCCGTTAAAGGTGGCATGGAGGCACGAGCCTACGGCCACGGCGGTTCCGGGGTTGTAGGCCGCCTGCACCTGCGGTTCGTCGATGTAGATGTGGCGCTGGCGCAGCTCCTCTTTGCTCCAGTGCTGGCTGATTTCCGTCCACTGCTCGCGGCTCGGGTAGTTGTGCTTGGCGCAGAACTCTCGGCCTTGCGGCGATTCGTAAAGGGCGACCAGTTTGTCGAGCGTGTCGATGCCGTCGGTCTTGCGGCAGGCTCCGAGGGCGGTTGCGCCGTCGAGCAATTCTTTGATCATCTTCATAAACCTCGGGTGTTGCGCTCGATTTTGTCGAGCCTTTCGTTCATTTCGTATAATTCGTTTGTGTTCCGGGCGATGGTTTCGAGGTGACCGACCGCTATCAGCTGGAGCTCGCGCATCTCGGCGCTGTTCGCGGCGCTGGCTGCTGCTTGGGCTTTCAGCTCGGCCACGTCTACGCCGATGTTGAGCAAAAGCTGGCGGCGCATCTCGCCGCTGGTGTGAATGGCGGCGGCTCTGCCGCTCAGCTCGGTGATGCTGTCTTGGCTGGCGGTGGCAAAGGTTCCGGTGGTTCCGCTTCCGCTGTCGGAGGCTCCATCGTTCATGATGCGGTCAGCCCACTTGTATTTGCGCTCGGTTTCGTCGGCGAGCTGCTGGGCGAAGGCTTCCAGTTCGGCCTGCTCTTGCTCGGTGATTACATCGTCGTCGAGGGCGTCGGCCATTCTCTTGCGGAGCTCCTCTATCGGCTTTTTGAGGTCGGTCTTCATGGCCTCTATCACCATCTGCCGGAGAATGCTTTTGACAAAGTCTTTTGTTGCCCGGGCGCGGTCGCCGAATCTGCCCCAGCTCTCGGCCAACTTGTCGGTGAAGTTGTCGATGCTGGTGCCGATGTCTTCGCCGAGAATGGCGTCGAGGGCTTTATCTTTGTACTCCTCGATTTTCCAGCCCAGCTCCTCGTACTGGTCTTTCCACTCTTGGATGCGGTCGTCGTCGGTGTTCTTTTTGTCTTCCTCGGCGGCTATCTGTTGCTGGATGAGCTGGCGCTGCTTTTCGAGGTTCGCTATCTCGTCTTCGTAGCTGCGGCTGGCCTGCTTGGAGTATTGCTTTTCGAGGTTGTGCTCGATTCGTCGGTTCATGCGCTCCAGTTCGTCGATTTCGTCTTGCAGGCGCTGGATTGTGCGCTCGCGGCTGGCGTCGTGTATCGCGGCAAAGGCTTTAATCCATGAGGTGAAGCTCTTGGTGACTCCCGAAACAACACCCATTATGTTTCCGCTCTTGAGGCTGTCGAATGCTTCGGTGGCTCCGGCGCTGGCGTCGGCGAAGCCCTGCATGAATGTTTGCGCCTTATCCCAGCCGGAGCCTACGCTGGTGTCGGCTCCGAGGGCGTCGGCGGTGCTGGCCAGCTCCTTGACGGTTTCGTTGGCTCCCTGCACGATGTCGTTGATGCCGTGGACGATTGCATCGACCATTGCCAGTCCTCCTCCTTGGCCGGTGAACTTGGCGGTGAAGGCTTCCTTGAGTTGTCCGAGCGATGCTCCGGCCTTGTTGCTGGCGGTGGTAACCTGCCCGAGCTCGGCGCGCGCTCCGTTGAGGCCGCTCATGAGATTGGAGAGGTCGGTGCCTCCTTGCTGGTTGCCGTTGGCTCCCAGCTGGCCGATTATGTTGCTAACGGTGCTTCCGTCTTTGACTTGGTCGGGAGTGAGGTCTTGGCCGGTCAGCTCCTTGACCTTGGCGATGATCTCCTCGATTTTCTTCTTGACTTCTTCCTCCTTTTGAGCCTTAGCTTCGAGTAAGTCGTTGTGGGTTCGCTCGGCGGCGTTGATTTCGGCAATCGCGGCCTTGCGCTCCTTGAAGAATGCCGGGGTGAATAGCTGACTGAACAGACCGCCAGCGCTCATGGCCTGCGCTCTCTTGAGCTCGGCCAGCGCTCTGTTGAACTTCTCGATTTTGTCGGGGTCGAAGGTCTGCGTTATCTTGTCGCGGTACTGCTCCATCTCGGTGATGAGCCGGGCGATGGTGCTCCGGGAGAGGTTGTCAATCTCTCCGAATGCGAGCGCGGCGCGGTTCGTCATGAAGTCGTCGAATTCGACATCATTGAGTGCCTTGCTTTCCTCCTGCGCCAGCTGCATCTGTTCGGCATCGGTCGTGGCCTTGGCTCGCTTGGCGGCGTATATCTCTGCGATAGCCAGCTTCTTCTCCTCGTAGGTTCCGTACTGCTGGAGGTATTCGTTCATGGCCAGCTGATCGGCTTTCTGCTGGTCTTCGAGGCTCTTGGCGTGTTTGGCTGTCAGCAGGTGATAAAGGACGCCGTACCGGGCGGCTATAGCGTTTATTTCGGCTGTATTGACGTTGCCGGTGTCAGCGTCTTTGCCGACGGCCTGTCCCGGCAGGAGCTGGAGGGCGAGTGTCTGCCCCGGGTTAAAGGTTCGCTTGGCGTAGTTCTTTTTGCCTGCGGCGTTGGCTTCCTCCTGCGCATCAAAAATAGCCTTTTGGCGTGCGACCTCTGCGTCTATCTCCTGCTGCATTCTTGCCTGCAGGTCAGCCAGCTCTTTGGCAGCGTCGAGCTCGCGCTGGCGGCGTCGTTTCTCGATTCCGTCGTCGAGAATGTCGATGCGCGCCTGCTCCAGCTCTGTTTCGTATTTAAGAATGGCTTCGCGGCGCTCACGGAGCTGTTGAATATCGAGGTCGGTTTCTTTCTGTAATGCAGCGACGTGCTCGGCGGCTTTTTCGGCCTCCGTCTTGCCGGATTCCCCGGATTTTTCGGCCTCCGTCTTGCCGGATTCCCCGGATTTTTCCTTTTTGCCGGTACCCATTTCGAGCAGATCGTCGTATGTGGATTGGGCTGTCTTGTATGCTTTATAGGCGGCTTCCACTTGTGCTTTAGTCGCTGTGGTGGATTTGGTGAGTTTCTGCCAGTTCTTTTTGGCGGTGTCGCGCGTCTTCTTGGCATCGGCCAGCTCTTTGCTGAAGTTGACAGTGACTTCTGCGGCTCCGTCGCCGGGGTCTTCGGCTGTGCCGAACATGTGGTCTGCTTGTCGGTTGAGATTGTCGACTTCTCTGTTAGCGGCCTGCACTTCGTTTAGGTATTGACGAAGGTAGTTCACCTCTGCTTTGTATGTTTGGGTATAGCCGGTGTTGCTGAAACCTGCGGTTCGGTATTCGATAGTGTTGAATTTCTTGAGGAACTCGGGGTTTACCTTTGCGTCACCGCTTAAAATGCGATAGATGTCGTTTTCGTGCTTGTCGACAAATGCTGCTCCGAATTTCTGCTCTATTAATTTAAATACTTTATCTCGCGCCTTTCCGGTCTTTTCAAGGATTGCCTTTGCTTCGTCGGTTCCCATGAATGCCTCACGCGCTTTGGCCATAGCTGCCTCCCGGGCTTTCCGGGCTACAAGAGCATAGGCTTTGGCTTGGTCTTTGAGGGCGGTGTTCTCGTCACCCAGCGCTTTGAGGTATTTGCCGTAGCGCGACCATATATCCTCTTTGGCTTTCTTGTAGGCTTCGGTTCCCTCTTTGGCTCTCTTGAGCGCGTTGAAAAGCTTTCTAATGTCGCGCTCCTCTGTTGCAATTTGAACTTGTGCTTGTACCGATGCCTCACCCATCGCCTTGGTAGCTTTTTCGGTGTCGCTCGTGTATGTGCAAAGTTTATAAATTCCGTAACCCAGCGCTACGACTGCTGCCAAAATCATGGCGAATGGGTGCGCGGTCATGGCGGTGTAAAGTTTGACGACCGCATTCCGTAGCTGGGTCTTGGCCAGCGTCAGAAAGCCAGCGGCCTTGGTGCCGGTGTTCATCGAGAGCGTGTTCAGCTCCTGCGCTGCTGTGTCGGCGGTCGTGGCGGCGACGCTCGCTTTTTTGCTGGCAGCGGCGGTATTGGTCATCGCGACCATGTGCGCCTTGCTGGCTGCGTTCAGTTCTGACTGGGCTGTGCCGAGCGCCAGTTCTGCTCGCTCGATTCTTTCGCCATCGGCGCTACGGATCGCGGCCTCGTATTTCATGTTAGCGGCTATAACCTGCTGCTCGGCTGCTTCCACCTTTGCGGCGGCTGCGACTTGAGCGACGAGGGCGCTCTCTTTCTCGGCTTGTGCTTGAACCTTAAGGGCGGTTAGGTCGGCGACTCTCGCCTTGGCCAGCTCGTGTTGCATGAGGAGTTCCTCTGCCTCGGCCTTTGTCAGCGCTCCCTTAGCGACGGCCTGCTGAACCTCCAGCTCGAAGCCGGTTGCTTGCGCGGCATTCACTGCTCCGATAGCGGCCACCTTGGCGTGCATGGTGTCCAGCGCTGCCGCTTCCAGCGCTTCGTTGGCGATGAGCGCGGCCTTATAAACACCTACGGTCGCAATCAAGGCGAGAAGTGCTTCGGCTGTGTCTTTGTAATTTTTCACCATCTCGTAGGCAGCGTTCACGCCTCCGGCGATGATTCCCTCGGATGAGCTTCCGAAGTCGTTCAACATATCGGTAAATGCGCCCTGTAAATTAGAGAGGGAGCCTCGGAGAGTTTTGCTCTGCTGGTCGAGCATTCCGTGGAATTTGCCACCCTCGGCGGTCGCGGCTTTGAATGCGTCCTCGACCATCTTGGCGCTTATTGCCCCGGCAGACATCTCGTCCTTGAGCGTGGATATTGATTTGCCGGTCTGCTGACTGATTACGGTTAATGGGTTGAAGCCTGCGTTAATCATTTGGAGCAGGTCTTGACCCATGAGCTTGCCGGTTGCGCTCATCTGCGCAAAGGCCAGCGTCAGTGAGTTGAACTTGTCGCGGTTACCCATCGAAATGTCGCCGATCGCCTGCATGATCGGCATGACTTTCTTGGCCTCGATGTTGAACCCGAGGAGGGTCTGTGCTCCTTGCGCAAGGTCGTTCATCTGCATCGGGGTGTTGGCGGCGTACTTGCGAATTTGCCCCATCAGTTGGTCGGCCTTTTCCTTGCTCCCGAGGAGGGTTTCAAACGAAACGTTAAGCGACTGGATCTCGCTCCGGACGTTGATAATCTCTCCGATGAAGCTCTTGATGCGCCCGATGGCAAAAGCAGCGGCTACGCCTGCGCCGACGTTCTTGAACACTCCGGCCATGCGCTTGCCTTGGTTCTCGGCTTCGTCGCCGATTCCTTTGAGCGTGTTGGTGGCGCTGGCGGCGTCGCGTTCCAGCGTTCCGGTGTCGAGGTTGACTCTGATGTTTAATCTTCTTTCTTGGCTCATTCTTCTTCGGGGAGGTCTAAATCGATGAAGTTGTCGGGGTTGTTGCAATCGAGGGCGCCGCCCCAGTCGAGGTTTTCGAGGTTTCGTTCTTTGCTTTCGTCATCGTCGTCTTTGCTTCCGGTCTTCTTGTCGCTGGTGTCGATCGGTGGAACGGCTGCGGCGTAAAGCATGAGGTTGGCGTGGCTGATTCCGTGCAGAACGAAGTCGGGCGTCACTTGGAGGTACTTCGCCCATCCGAGGATGAAGCTCCACGGGCTGTCGTTTCGCCCACTTCCCTCGTCGGCGTCAGCAGGCTTTTTGTGCTGAGGGAAGTGGTAAGCGCGAAAAAATCATCAAGTCCGGCCTCCTGCACGATTTCAAAGGTCAGCTCGCGCAGCTGACCAGCCGTGAAGTTCTCCAGTATGCGCTTGGTGAGGTAGTCGAGCTCGTTCTCGGTTCTGAACCGGGGCTTGGCTTTCCAAGGCCACCACCAGCGCTTCTTCTCGGGGAGCGGTATCTTGACGGTGCGCTGCTCTGCGATGCGCTTTGCGCCCAGCATGAGCGTGGCGGCTATCCTTGCCAGCGTGGCGGCTCCGTCTGCGTGGCTGAGCACTTCGGCTGCAAGCTCGGCGTCGGACACGGTTATGTCGAATTGGGGGAGTCTTGAAACGAGCCCCGAAACAGCCATTAACGTTCCGGTCGTCGGAGCTGGGATTTGGTAGGTCTTGCCGTCTATGGTGATTTCGCCTATCGGCTCCTCTAAGATGGTCATCGCTACTCTCTGTTCGATTGTCGGTTTTTCCATTGCATTGTTGTTTTTTCGGGTTGGTGCGTGCCCGGGAGTCGAACCCGGGACGAGCCATCGGCTCTGTCGCCGCTATCTCTCACGCTGGGACGGGATTGGGGCGTTAGCCTGCACCGCCTGCGGCGGCTGCTTTCTTAAACCGGGTATACCATGCGACGGACTCGTCGGCAGGCTTGATCACGTTGAAGGTGATTTCTGCACTGCCGCCCTCCTCCTCGCTGCCGCCGGGCTTGATGCTTACCTGCGTGACGGGGAATTTGTAGCCGATGCCGCCGACTCGCTTGGGCGTCAGCTTGACTGCAAATCGTTTGTCGACGACGTGCGTCTTGATTCCCTGCTCGACGGTGTCGGTCAGCTCGGAGTCGGTAAGGCCGAGCAGCTTGTAGAGCGAGGTGGGTTCGATGGTGGTGGTCTTCAGCTGAAGACTGCCCTCGGTTTCGACGATGTCGACGGTGTGACCGCCGGTGCTCTTAAGCTCGAGGGTTTCGCCCTCGGTCGCTTCGAGCGTGGTGGTCTTCTCCTTGATGACGCCGACAGACGAGAAGGCGTTGGCACCGGTAGGCCACGTTTCATCGGTCATGGATTCTGCGATCTGAATGTCGCACTCCTGCCAAATGGCAATGATTCGGGGTTTGCTCATATTGTTTGCTGGGGGTTAAAAGGTTTGTCTTGTGTACTGGAGGTGAATGTTAACGAAGTGTTCGGTCGTGTCGTCGATTTGGCCGTCGTCGGGGGCAGTGAAAAGTTCAAAGGAATACTCCGGGAGGGCTTCGTGGAGCGTGTCGATTATCGGCTCGGCCATCGCTTCTATCTGCTGGACGCGGTCAGTGTCTTTCACCGGGCTTCCAGTTCCGTTGTCGATGTCTTGCACGAACACCAAAATCCGGACGCGGCCTCTTTGCCATTGCTGGCCGCTGGGGGCGCCAGCGACAATGACGGCGTCTTCGGTCGCGCTGTCGCGTGGCCGGGTGTCGCTCATGTAGAGCGTGCCGCCTATGGTTCCGGTGAAGAAGCCGGTGAGCGCGTCGTAGATGTCTTGCTCGATTTGTGCTTTGCCTTTTTTCATATTGCTCCTTTGCATAATTTGTCGAATTCCTGCCGGATGTGCGCCTCGGCGCTTTTCAGCACGTCGCCGCCTCGGTCTTCCACTTTGCCTGCGTAGTCCATGCCTGCCACCATGATGAGACTGATTCCTTTGTCCAGCTTCTGCTGGAGGCATTGCTCCATGTAGGCTTTGCCCTCTCGGGAGCCGGTATTGCCGTCGGGGTTGACCATACCGGGCTTCGGGGTGAAGTCGGTTTGTGTCAGCGCCGTTCCGTCGAGTGTGACGGTAAAACCGCAGGAGCTTTGCAGGTTGCCGGTCTGCGTGCGGTAGAGGTGTTCCTCTCTCGAAATGGCGAGGGCATCTTCTCCAATCTTCGAGACAATGGCGGCGGTTTCCATCATTGTATCGTCGATGAAGTCGTCGATCCACTCGGCTATCTCTCTGTCGCTCGTTCCGGCCATGTCAAACCACGATTTTTATTGCGTCGACGTAGGCGAGCATCTGTGCGCTCTGAACCTCGAACTCTCCCAGTGAAATCTTGCGGCAGTCGAACACCTCCACCTTGTCGTGGTCGCTGACGTTTGGGGCGTCGGCTGGGTCGACGAGGACGACATAGGCCGAGGTGGTCGCGGTCGTCTGCTCGCCCACCGTTCCGTGCGATCTGCGGCTCTCGGCGACGTTGGCGCTGATGTAGTCGCTGGTCGTCTTCGTGGCCTTGACGGGCTTTCCGTTCTGAAAGCCTCCACCGATGGTGGTCGTGATTCGTATGTAGCCGTTGGGGATTATCATGCTGGTGTCATTAGAAGTCTTCGCCGACGTATCCGTACTTCGTTTTGAGACCGCTGGTGTCGTCGCCTATCTCTTTGAGCAGGTCGACGGCCAGCTTCTTGAATTGCTTTCGTTCCTCTGCCGAGAAGCTGAAGCTCACGCCGTTCTGCGAAATATTCGGCGCGGTGATGAGGTAGGCGTAGGTGCGTGCCTTGGCTCGTTTCATCTCCTTGCCGTTGCGCAGTTCCTGCGTGAGCTCGGTGTCCAGCGACAATCCGCACCCCTCGGCGATGTCTTGAAGCGTCGCCGAGGGGATTGGGTATGCCGAGAGGCTCTTGAGCGATTGCTGGATGGTCATCGGGGCTGGGGTTTAGGCTTTGGGTTTGCCGTCATTCCATGTGGTGTCGGTGACGTTGAGGAAGACGAGGCTGGCGCGGTTGGAAAGCGCGCACTGCACATAGCCCTCGGCCATCGTAACCTCGAGCAGGGGGTTCACCTCGCTATATCGGGTCAGCTTGTAGAATTTACCCTGCACCTGCAGGGCTTCGGTGTTCTGCACGTTGGGGACGGGCTTCCAGTAGGTGTAGCCCAGTCGCGGCTCGGGCGAGAGCACGGCCACGGCTGTGTTCCACGGCTTGACAGTTTCGCGCTCTCCGTTCTTGGCCTCTACGGTGGCGTAGCTGTCGAGGACGAGGAACTGCGGCCAGCCCTTGCCGCTCATGTAGCTGTTGATAGCCTGCAGGGTTATCATGTCGGCGGTGATGAGGGTCTGATCGGCTCGGGGGAAGAGTCGGCGCGCGGTCTTCTTCTGCTTGGTCACAGCCTCAAACGCGGACTTTTCGAGAATGACGTAGCGCGGTGCGCGGAGTCCTTTCTTGGTGATGTATTCCTGCGCTTTCTGCACGTCGCCGAGGGCGTCGCCGTTATCCTCGTCACTCCATGCCTTGGCTACGCCTTGGAAGTTGCCCTCGGGCACGTTGAAGTTGATCACGTCTTCGGTGACCATGTCGCCGTCGAGCTTGGAGTCGTAGGTCTGCTTGCCGCTGGAGCCGATGCGGAGGGCGTCGAGCTCGATGCGGTAGTCCATCGCCTTGTTGCAGAAGTCCACGTCGTCGTAGACGAGGTCGACAAGGTACTGGGCGGTTGCCTTGTCTTCGGTGTTGCGGCTGGCCGCATCCTTGAGGTCGAGGTACTCATTGATGGCGAGCTCGTCTTTCTCACGGGATACGGCAATCTTGCCGAGGCGACCGCTCCAAGAGCCGACGGTGCGGCGTGTCTTCTTGGGCGCCTTGGAATTGAAGGCGACGCGGTCGGCGGTCACGGGGATTCCCTCGTCGCCCTCGATGCCTTTAAGGTCGAACTTGGGCGTAAACTTGAGGGGGAACAGCGTAGGCCAAGCGAGGCCGTTGCCGGGCTTGTAGCTGTTGACGGCCACCTCCATGCCGGGGCGGTCGATGTCGTAAAGGGGGGCGTTCATGTCTGCCATGGCTTACACGAGTTTAATGGTTGGAAGAAGAGCGACGACCTCCGGGGCGATGTTCGCCGTTTCCTTGCGGAGGTTGGCGCCGTTGATGAGGCGGACGGGCTGGTCGCCCTTGTTGGCGTGTACCCAGTTGCCGGTCACGTATTCGGGCGCGGCGAGTGGTTCGGCACCCGAGGCGCTGGCCTCTTTGGCTTGGTAGAGGGTGGAGCCCTCTGTTGCGGCCACTCCGAGGGTGACGGTGACGGTGTCGTATTCTGCCTTGCTGGTGTCCACCGCAGTGCAGGCAACACCTTTCTTGCCGGTGGCGATAATGTCGCCCACGGCTACGCCGCTACCTTTCTTGATCTTGATGCTGGTGTCGGCGGCGGCCACGGCTGCGTAGAGCTTGTAGGCCTTGATGGCAACAAACTGGTTGCCGCTCTTGCCGACGGCTGTCGTGGGAGGCACGTCGAATGCCGGATTAGCGACTACGCCGCCTCCGGGCTTCTCTGCAAAGACCTGCTCGATGTAGATAGGCTCGACGGGCTTTGCCGGGGTGTTGGTGAAGTTGACTTCCATCTGTTAAGGGGTTAGGGATTTGTGGTTGGTAGCCCGGCGATGGCAGGGGCTACATCTGCCTTTGCGGCGGCTTCAAAGCGAGCCTTGACGAGGTCGCTGGCTGGTGTGTTGGAGCCTTGGCTTCCGAAGGGAGCGCCTACGGCAGCTCCGTTGCGCGGAGCCAGCGCGGCCATTGCAGTGATGTCGGGGGCGATTTCTTCGAGATAGCTGTCGAAGTCGGCGTCATCCTTGAAGGTGAGGCGTGCAAAGTCTTTCTCGTAGCGAGCCTTGACTTTGTCCGGCGCGCCCTTGATCGCTTCGCGGAAGCGCTCGAGGCGGCTGTTCTGAGTGCGCTCGGTCTTGTAGGACTGGAGCTCCTCGCGCAGAGCCTTGTTGTCAGCGATGATCTGCTGTGCCCATGCCGGAGCTTTGTCTTCGGTCTGCTGGCCACCCTGCTGTCCGGCAGTTTGGCCGTTCTGCACCTGCTGGGGCTGTGTCTGCGACTGAGCGTTCTGCTGCGGCTGCTCGATGGGCTTGCCGTCGCGGAGATTGTGTTTGCTCTCGTAGTTGGCCACTGCTGTCTTCTGTGCCTCGGTGGCGCGGTAGTCGGCGTGGCTCTCGAGAACCTGCTGGAATGTTATCCCATCGACGATGGTCTTGGCATCAGCTTCGGTTGTTCCGGTGGCAGTCTTGGCGTACTTCTTGGCAATCCTGCCGAGGATTTTTGCGTCCACCCCGGTGAACTTGGTTTGGAGCGCGGCGAGAATGAGTTGTTCGAATTCCATTTTTGCAAAAATGTTGTTTTGTTGTTTGATTGGGTTACGCAAATTTAGGCACGCGCTCGCGTGGTATCTTTCTCTGTGGCTAAAAAGTTTTGAACACACTATTTAGCAATAGTTAAAAATGCGATTTCGGGGTATTATTTGGTGATTATTTTCATAAAAGATGAGGTATTTTCAAATAAAAGCATTACCTTTGTAGTGGGAAAGGGAACCCAAACCAAGCCCTCCCACAACAACAACAATGAAAGCATTTAATCTCACCACCTCTCAGCTCATTCGCCTTATGCACGAGGCTCTCAAATCCTACGACCACCTCGCTCAGCGTGATGCGCTTGTCGATATTGCTGACCTCCTCGAGGTTTCCGAACTATGCACCGTTTCACCTCGCGGCTTGTTCCGCTTTTGGGGCTTGCGCGAGCATGGCACCGTCATGGCTCGTGTTAATGATTTCGGCGACTGGGAGCGCCTTGTGGTCGAACGTTATAAAATCACTTTCGTACCCGACAAGGGCTGGGGTATCGAAAAATTATAAAAACCTTGGGCGGCAGCTTCGGTCGTCGCCCTCCAAATTTCCCAATATGCAGAAATCTTCAACCTCTCGCACCTCGCTCCTCAATCGCTCGCAGGTGGTTCGTATTCGATTCCCTGCCAGTTCTGTTTCGGGCGGAGAAACTGATTTTATCTTCGGTTCGCTGGCGGCGGTCTTCGATATGTTCTCGGAGGCCGAGCTGGGCGTTTCGCTTCGGGCGCTCTACGCGCTGGGGCTGACCGTGGACGGCGCGACCCACACCACTCCTCTCGGGATCCAAATAAAAAAGTTGACCGCCTATCGGAAACGGCAGAAAAATTCGTAACTTTGCGGTATGGATACACTTGAAAAATTTTCGCGTTGCCGGTTCTTTGACGGCGGCGCCCAGTGCTCTTATCTCTCGGCCTTCGAGCAGCGCCTTTGGGAGTACGAGCGGCTGTGGGTAGAGACTCCCGATGATGATTTTGCGGACGAGATCAAATCGTACCGGCGGTTCGGGCTGGAGGACTTCTCCTCCAGCGACGGCGTTCCCGAAACGCTCAAGGCGTTGCTTTGGAGCCGGTTTATTCATTGGGGCGGTGTCGGCGTCGAGCAGTCGCCCTCTCCGGAGGCTTTCAAGCACTGGTATCGGGAGCGGTATTTGTCGCGGCCTATTCTATGAGCTCGACCACGAATTCCCACACATCGTATAGCTCGTTTTTTACGCCTTTCTTGGCTATTCGTGTCGCCGATTTAATGCGCCATCTTGCGTCTTGTGAGCAGAGGACTTCCTCCTCGCCCTCGTAGGCTGAAAGGTGGCGTATTGTTGTTCCCTTCTGTTTGCCCTCGCACCTAAACAAGCACATCGAGGCGTCGTCGATGACCTCTGCGTTGTCCATCGCAAATTCCATTGACGTGCTCCTTTCTGTCGACCATGAGCTGGAGCCGAGCATGTCTATTGTCTTGCCGTCCTTTGCCCTGCGCTTGAACCGCGAGAGTGTTGTCGGGTCTACGGCGATGCCTCGGTAGGTCGTACCTCCATCCCATTGGGGCGCGGCGTGCAGGAACTTTTCGAGGTCTTCGGCGCGTTCCTTGACCTCCTTGATGTCGTGGCCTAAATCGCTGGCAGCGCAGCCCTGCTGGTAGTGTCGAATATCCCAATCCCAGCCGCTCGAGAAATTCCGCACCGATCTGTTCATGCGCAGCGCTTCCTCCCGGGTGCATCTGCATTCCGTCATGGTCTTCTCGATTTGCTCCTCGGTCGCCCATCTGTACGGTTGCCCGGTTTTCGGGCTTACAGCCCAATCGGGCAGAGCTGTGGCTTTTGCGGCCTTTGACGTAGGCTTTGCTTTGGGCGTCGAAGTCGGGGCTGCTGTTTTCTTTGGCTTTTCGAGCTGGGTCTTGATGTAGTTGGGCCCATTGGTGTGCATTCCTGCTGCTTGGCCGTCGCCCTTGTCTATGGCCTCTTTGAGCTTGGCCAGCTTCTCTTGGATCTGCTTGTTGTCGGCGTGCTTGGCTGCGAATGCTTCAAGCCCGGAGAGCTGGTTCTTGGCCACAAGGAGGCTCTGCTGGTGGTACTGCTGCTGCCATGCGGCGCTGGCGATATCTCGCAGGGGGTTATCCTTGTCTTTCATGATTTTGCCCAGCTCTTTGTTGATGAGAGCCTGCCTTTGCTCCGGCGTCTTTTTCGACCAGCCCTGCATTTTTATCTTGACATCAGCCCGGACTTCTGCAAGCTGCGAAAGCGTCAGCTTTTCGTTCCACTTGTCGATGTCGGGGATTGTGTCGCCGAGCCATGCGCGCGTTTCGGCCTGCTTTTGCAGGTATTCCTTGGCTGCGGCCATATTGCGGCGCATAGCGTTGAGGTCGTTGCCAGCGATTGCGTCTTGGTAAATCTTCCGCAATGCCAAACCGTCGGCGTCGTCGAGTACATATTTGTTCAGCTCGCCGTTTACGCTCTGAGCGTTGTTGCGCAGCTCTGCAATCTGTTGCTTTCGTTCCTCCCATGCCTTTTGTATCTTCTCGGCTTCCTCGGCGGTTCTGCGAGCGTGTCGCGCGTCGGCAATCTCCAGCGGCGTCTTCGGGCGCGGTGCTGGCATCGGGTCAGCGCTGGCCGTGGCTTTGCTCGGCTTCCAGTTCGGGTCGGTGTACTTGGCGTTGTTGGCTATGAAGTAGGGCGTGGTTCCTCGCTGGACGGCTCCGGCGAGGCGGTCGCTGTTGTCAGCCATCCACCTCTTGAACTGCTCGGGCGGCTCGGTGATGGTTCCGGGTGGCGTGTAGCCGGTCATGTCTTCCCCTGCTCGCTTCCGGCGGTAGTAGTCGCGGATGTCGGTGTATTCGCAGGTGATGGCCGTGGCGAAACACCGGCACTGGGGGTGCCAGCCGGTAAACTTGAAATCGGCAGGGTAATCTCCGGCCAGCTCGTCGCAGATGTCGACCAGCGGTGCCGGTCGGCCTTTGCTGTCGGGCGAGGTGTGGTTGTTGGAAAGACTGACACGGATTCCCTTAACCCACCAGCTCCTTGTCCAGCGCTCGCTGTCGCTGGCTTGGTAGGCCATGTTCACCTCGGTTCGGGCTACGCGCATAGCGTTCTTGTAGCTGGAGCGATAGGTGCCAGTACCGGGGTGGTACTTCTGTGCCGCTTGGCTCAGCTTGAGGTTGCCGTCTTTGTCGCGAACCCTGCGGTAGAGGCGGTGCGGTTCCTTGAGCAATTCGCGCACGCGTTCGGACAGCTTCTGCGCCGGGACTCCCTCGGCAAGCGCCACCTCGATGGCTCGCTCCATGTCGAGCTTCATTCCCTCGGTGGCTCTCCACACCCGGTCGGAGAGTTTAAGCCCCTGCATCTCGCGTTGCTGGAATGCCCGGAGCGCGCGGTCGTTCTGTGGCTTGTTATCTCCGGCGGTCAGCAATGCGGCCAGCTGGGCATTGTTGTTAGCCATAGCGGCGACGACCGCATCGGCGGCGGTGTTGGCTCGGAGCCATGCATCCTTGCTCCCCTGCTCAATCGTGGCCGTGAGGTCGTCGTTGAGCTGCTGCATCGTTTTGTCCAGCGCGGCGCGGAGCTCCGGGTGTCGCTGGAACACTCGGCCAATGTCGGCGCTGGTCAGCTTCCTGCCTTGGGCGAGCGCCTGCTTCACGGCCTCGTCGATCAGCTTCTCGATTCGTTTGTCAAGGGTGCGGATGCTGGCGAGGTGGGCGCGCCAGCTCCGGAGCGAGATTTTGGCTATCTGCTCCTGCGTTGTGTCGTCGGGGAGGTCGTCGAATAAGCCGGGGGGTTCGGGAACTTTGTTCTTTGCCATGCCGGGGTTCTGTTGTTATCTTAAAATGACCGCTCCGTTATGTCGGCGGCTTCCTCCTCTTGGATAGCCTCCAGCTCGGCGTCGATGTCGTCGACGTAGCCTGCCTCCTTGATGGCGGTGCGCTGGGACATGAAGCGCTTCCCTCCGGTGGCGGTGCTGATGTTGCTCAGCTTCTCGCCGTCGTCGTTGATTTGGTAGGGTGTGATTCTGTGCTCCACCTCCAGCGCGTCGAAAGCGTCGGCCAGCTCGGGGTACATCTTTTTGAGGTAGGCCTTGAGCACGTTGGTTTCGCGGTCGAAAAGTTCCAGCCATATGTCGCTCTCGTCTTCGGCTTTCATTCGCGCGTCGATGAAGACCATCTTTCGTGCCTCGCCGCTCATCGGAGTGGCCTTCATATTGTCCATCGACATGTCGGGAAGCTGGAGGCTCATGAAGAAGTCGCGCTTTATCTCGTCGATGTGAAATTTGAGGCTGTCTATCGCCTGCGGCCATGTGGCGTATCCGTACTTGGCGTCTGCCGGGTACTTGAGAACATTGCGGCTCTCGGTGTCGCTGTTGGCTTCCTGCCCTACGTTGATGTCGTCGTCGGTGGCCACGACCCATGTCGGGCGGCTGTTCTTGCGGATGTAGTTACCGTTGCGCGAGAGGTTCCACTCTACCTCGTGGACGTTCCCGGCGCGGTCTTCCCATATCGGCTCCGGGCGCATGGCGTAGAGGCCGGGGAGTTTCTCGATGTCGAAATCCTCGCGTAGCACTTCTTCCGGAGTGCCTGCGGTGTTACGCCAGCGGATGTGCTCGTCGATGGTGTAGGTTTCGAAGTAGCGCACGGCGGCTCCGTTCTCGGTGCGGTCGTACTCCATCGAAAGGGCGACAAGGTCGTCGTATTCGTCAAAGAGGGGGTAGATGTTCTCGCTCCCTTTGGTCTTGTCGCTGAAAGGCGAGAACGTGCGACAGCGGAGCTTGAGGTCGCAGGGCTGGCCAGCATAGGTGGTCGGCTGTTCCTGCGTGTACCAAATAGTCGCAATCTCGCAGGAGGCGCAGAGGTAACGGGCGCGCTTCTTGTTCACGGCGTTGATGCGGTTCTTGGTGTAGACCGCTTCGAGGATCTGCGCGGCCAGCTTCTCCTGCTCGTTGTCGTGGTCGTTGTAGACGCGGAGCACCGGGATTCCGAAAAGAAGCGCGGCCATGCGTTTCACGGCCAGCTTCATCCAGTCAAGCGTGATGCGTGACATCTTCTCGGTGCCTTTGCCGTTCTTTCGGGGCTTGTCTTGGTAGAATGGGTCGGTCATTACCGGGTGCTCCCGGGTTTCGTAATCCTTGCGGAGTACGCTCCACTCCGGGGGCGCGATGGTCTTGTGCTTGAGGTCGGTGATAACCTGCTGTGCCGGTCTTTGGGGGTTGGTGATTTCTTTGATATCCATGTGGCTGGGGTGTTGGGTTGTGTCGTTAATATAAAATATCTTCGTATTGGTCGAGCTGCTCCTGCGTCAGCGGCTCCGATGCTTTCCGGAAATCCTCGCACATGCCGGTCAAAACGTCCGGCGCATCGTCGTGGGCGTTCTTGCCCTCCTTGCGGTAGGCTTTAATGGCGGCGGCAAACTGCGGCCAGCGAGCCTCCCAGTCTTCCGGGAAGAAGATGAGGTTCTGAACCTCGGCGCTCCGGGAGAAGATGCGCACCTGCTTGTTGGCCGTCTGCGCGAATGATTTAAACGTCATGCGCCGGGCTACCCTGCAGGGCGCTTCCGGTGTATTGTGCTCGCGGACGATGCGCTCTACATTGCGGCAGAAGCCTCGGCCTCCGTTGTTGCTCTCTATCTTGGCGCGTTGGGTTTCGTTGCGCAGGAGCATCTCGGCGGTCTTTGGTTCCGTGTACTCCATCGGCTTCTGCGTGTAGAGGACGTCGGTCACATACATGCCGGTCTTCGTTTCGTAATAGCAAACCGAGCAGTGGTAATCGGCGCCGGTGTCGGCGGTGTCGGTGTAGTTCTTGCGGATTCCCTTGTCGGCTGGCAGCGTGGCGTATGTGCGGAGGGTGGCGTACATCAATCCCTCCAGCGGTTTCGGGTTCTGCATGTACTGGGTGTCGAAGACGAATTGGTTAGCGTTCTCAATTTTGTGGAGCTCCTCCACCGTGTGTTTGAAAGGCCACAGCGACGCTTCGGTTCCGTCCTCGTTGTATTCGAGGCAGGGGATGGAGAGCACCTCCCATTCGTCGGGTTCGATGCTCATCAAATAACCGCAAAGGTCGTTCTCGTGGAGCCTCTGCATGATGATGATTATCGGCGTGGTTCGGGAATTGACGCGGTTGCGGATTGTCGTTTCAAAGCGCCGGTTAACCTTTTCGCGCTCCACATCGGAGAGCGCGTCTTCCGGCTTGATCGGGTCGTCTATCACGATGGCTCCGCTGAACTTGTAAGGCTCGCCCTCCACATCGACGGCGCCTGCGCCGAAGCCGGTAATCTGTCCGAGCGTCGATGTCGCGTAAACGCCACCGCCCTGCTGGGTTTCCCACTTGGCTTTGGTGTCGGAGCCGTACTTGATGCGCGTGGTGAATATCTCCTTGTAAGGCTCGGAGTTGATGATGTCTTTAATGGCGATACTGTTGTCGAGGGCGAGGTTCCCGGAATAGCTCAAGTGGATAAATCGGGCGCTCGGGTTAATCCCCAGCCCCATTGCGATGAAGTTCTTAACGGCCACCTCGGTCTTTCCGTAGCGCGGCGCGATGTTGATGATCAGCTTCCGGGTGCGTCCCTGCAGGACGTCGTTGAGCTTGTCGCAAATCAGCCGGTGGTGCTTGCCTACGACGAACTTCTTCCCACCGCTGGTGTGTCGGAAGAAGTAACGGGTGAAGTTCAGCGTGTCGCTCTCCACCCAGCGTCGGGTCAGTTCTGTTTGGCTGTATGTTGCGGCGTCGTTCATCAGCAGTCTCGCTCAAGCTGGCGCAGGAACTCTTGGGCTTCCTGCTGGGTCATGCTCTTTGGCTGAACCAGCGGTTGTCCATCGGCGCCAGTGAGCTCGACTTTCTGCACGGGCTTGCCGTACTGGCGCTCCCGGAGCTTGTCGATGGTTGTGGTTCTGCCGTTCTTGGTATCGTAGAGGATTGCCATTGCGAGGTTCTTGGCGTAGGCCGGGCACTCATCCCACTTAGCAAGGACGGCCAGCTCGGAGCTTGAGGCCACGAGGAGCTTCTGCTCCCATGCATCGACCTCGTCCTGCGTGAGGGAGGCCAGCGTCTTGGTGCGCCCTTTGCCAAAGCAGGCAGGGAGCCATTCGCGGATGACGCGGTTCTTTGGGCGCCCTTTCGGGTTGCCGCTCTGACCGGGTCGGAACTGGTATTTTTTGATGTCTTCTGCTGCCATCGGTTCGTGCTGTTAGGGGGTGTGTTTCGCGCTGTTCGCTTTTTCGGCCTCGTCGAGGCAGTTGCCGAGGTATCGAGCCTGCTGGCCGGTGAGCTCCTCCCAGCGCTTGACGATGACGTCGGCGTAGACCGGGTCAAACTCCACCATGCGGCATTGACGCCCCAGCTGCTCGGCGGCGATGAGCGTCGTTCCGGAGCCTCCGAAAACGTCGAGGACTATCTCGCCCCAGCGGCTGCTGTTCTTTATCTGCTTGCCAATTAAGGGCACGGGCTTCATCGTCGGGTGCTCGGCGTTGCGGAGCGGCTTATTCTCGTCGAGGACGGTCGTGGGCACGTCGCCACCGAGAAACGAGGCCAGCAGCTTCTTGAGCTCGTCCTTTGTCATGGCGTCGAGGTCGAGCTTCTCCTCCAGCACCGTGGTGAGGCTCCGGTTGTTAACGAAGTAGTGCGAGCCGCCCTCCCTCCAGCCATACAAACAGGGTTCATGTTTCCATTGGTAGTCTTGGCGCCCTAAAACGAGGCTGTTTTTGTTCCAAATGAGACACTGCCGGATTGTCCAGCCGACTCTCTTTGCCGCTGTTCGGAAGTTGTAGCCCTCGCTGTCGGCGTGCCAAATGTAGAAGGCGCCGCCTTGCTTGAGGTGCTCGTTGGCTACGCTGAATGCGTCGAAGAGAAACTCTTGAAAGTTGCCGTCTGACATTTTGTCGTTGGCTATCTTCTTTCCGTTGCTCCCCTCGTAGTTCACGTTGTAGGGTGGGTCGGTGATGAGGCAGTCGGCGAGCTCGTCTTGCATCAGCGCGTCGAGGTAGAGGCTCTTGGTGCTGTCACCAACGATGAGGCGGTGCTGGCCGAGCTGGTAGATGTCGCCGAGGCGCGAACGCGGAACCTCCGGGGCGAGGTCGCTCGGGTTGCAGTTGTCGTCTTTGGCTTCCTCCTCGTCTTCGATGTCGGGCGCCGGCGGTATCTCTATGCAGAGGTCGTCGAGCAGGTCGGTGTCGAACTGGTTCGCCAGCTTGTCGAAATCCCATTTACCGAAATTGGCGTTATCGAGCAGGATCCAGCGTGTGAGGGTTTCGGCGTCGGTGTCTGCCGGGATCGGCTTGCCGATTACCGTTGTCCAGCCCAGCTCTTTCATTGCTTGCAGGCGCATATTGCCGCCTATCGCAATCCATCGCCCCTCGTAGGGGTATAGCTTCAGTTCGCTGATTGCTGTGTAGCGGCTGTCGCGCTGGAGGCTCTTGAGGAGCTTCTTGTATTCCATCTCGGTCATTTCCCGGGGATTCTCAGGGACTCCGGGGATTTGGCCAGTGTTGTTATCAACGAGAGCGATATCGAACTTTTCGCTTTGGATCAGTTCGATATCGGGAGGTGTGGGTTTGGTCTTCTTTGCCATTTGTCGCCGGGGTTAGGTTAGAATGGCTGGCTGGGGTCGGGCGCGGCGTTGGCCATTGCTTGTCTGTGCTGGCGAGCCTTGGTGTTTTTCCATTCCCGGATTTTCTTCCGGACTTCTCTGCTGCTTCCGTTATCCATAGCTGTTATGTTTTAAATCGTTTTTGTGTCATGCCTTTCCATTGTGTCTTCCGGGGCGCGGTCTTCCGGATGGTGGCGAACCGCTCAATTATCGGGGTGAAGCGCTCCTCGTAGAAGTCGTGGAGCTCCGGATTCTCCTCGATGGTGAACTGCTCGCAGTTGCCGCTGGTGCGGAGGTTCGCGCTGCCGTGGATGACTATCTTCTTGCCTCCGAGGGTTTCCATGTGGACGGTCTTCGTGTGGACGAAGGCCACCGAAAGCTGGAACCGGTTATCGAGGTCGAGCTCGTGGTACATGTAGGGTATCAGCTGGTGCCGCTCGTGGCTGTAGAAGTAGTCGCTGACGATCATGTCGAGCTGCTTGATGTAGCCCTTGTGCAGGAGGTTGGCGAGGCTGTCGATGTTCTCCTGCGAAAGGCTCAGCGTGGTGATGGTCATCTTCTGTGCGACGCACTGGTTGCGCACCATGAAGGCCTCGATGAAGTCGCCGAAGATGAAGCTGCCGCTGACGATGCAGTCATACCGGCTTCCGGGTGTTATCTTCAGTTCCCGGGCGAGCTTGGCGGCGTTGTCGTAGAGGACTTGGTCGGTCTTCATCGGGACGAGCTTCGGCTTGACGTAGCGGTTCTCGGTGTCGGCTTCCTCCTCGGGATCGAAGTCAAAGAAGTCGAGGTTTACCTCGGGTATCTCGATATTGCCTATGTCGCCGAGGAAGTCGAGGCTGTCAGCCGGGTCGTTCTCGGTGCTGGCGATTATTATGGGGTCGTCTTCTGTCATGTCGTCTTTCATATCTGCGAAGTTAAAAAGAGAGAGCGCCCCGGTCGATACGGGACGCTCTAAAGTTTTGCACAAATGACTGGTTGGATGTGTCATTGGTTCTAAAATAGGGATAGTTGCCTCGGGCGTTTCGGGGTTCTTGCATAAATCGGGCAGTTCTCGGCGTAGGGACAATTCCCGGCGGCCGCTTGGAGGTGGGCGCCGTGCCATTGCTCCCATTCGGCCACTCTGTCGACGGTCAAGAATTCGATTAGCCTCATGCAGTTGAAGCCTCGCTCTTTCTGCTTGTCGTCGTGGAGCGACACGAGGCCGGTGTTCTGTGGCTTCATTTTGCCATGCTCTCTTTGTATGTCGGGCACTCGGTGCAGGGCATATTTATTCCAACCCAGCGGCATTCGGTGTCAAAACCGGTTGTTATGCGTCGGGCTTGTTTTTCTACCCTGGCGAGGCTGCAGTCGAAGCCGGTGCAGTTGCGCTTTCTGAAAGGGCACGGTCTGTACTCGGCGTCCATGTCGATGAATGGCGCACCTCCAAAGATGGCCTTGAGTGTCGTCATTCGGTTCCGGGCTTCGGCTCCTGCGGCATCTTGCCAGTCTTTGTGTCGGTCGGCTTCGTACTGGGCGTCGCGGTATGCGGTTTGGATTGTCTGTATGTCTTTCGGGGAGAGCTGGCTCTCAAGGCGGTAGTTTTTCGGGAGGCCGTTTTGGTCGTACATTCTGCTCATGGTTGCCGGGGTGTTAGAATGATTCAACGTGGGCTTCTATCGGGGTTCGGGCGGCGAGGCGGTCGAAGAAGTTGAGGATGTCAGACGCGCTCGGGAATGTGGAGAAGCTGCCGGTGTTGCTCGACACTTTCCAGTCGTCGTAAATCTCGGCCTCCTTGATGACGGTAGTGGTTCCGTCTTCACTGATCTGCGACCGCTCGTCGCCGTCGCTCTTGTCGATCATGTAGTAGATGTGGTCGTCTTCCTCCCATGGGGCTTCGAGGTTCGGGAGTTGGGTTTCGACTATGACCCGGTTCTCTGCCGGGTTCTCCAAAACTTGGAGCAGGAGCTCTGCGAGCTCGAGGCGTTTTTCGATTTGGGTGTACATGCTGTTGTGGGTTTTGTGCCGTGGCGCCGGACTTTCGTTGTCCGGCGCCGCTGGCCGGTTAATACTGGTAGTGGGTTCCGAGAGCTGTGAGTCCTTCTTGGTCTTGTTCTATCTCTTGAGTAATGACGACCGTGTCGTCGTTCTCGTCGAAGCACTCTATTCGCTGGCGGAGGATTCCGTTGCCTATTTCGATGGTGTAGCTATCTTCGTCGACCGTGTAGCCGGTGTTGTCGACTTCGGCGAAGAACTCGGTTTCTATCTCCGTGAGTTGTTCGATAAATTCCTGCATGGTTGTTGTGGGCTTAGGGTTGTGCAAAAATTGTGGGCTGGCCATTGGCGGCGGCTGTGGCGATTGCCTGCTTTCGGGCTTCGGCGTAGGTGCCGCTAAACCACATAACCTCGCCGCTCTTGGAGGCAAAGTCGGGGTCACGCTTGTAGCTGAACGCCCAGCAGCCTCGGCCTTTCGGCTCGCGGCCATGACTGAACCGGTACTCGCTTGTGTCTACTCTCACTTGGTTTTTCTTGATTGCTTCCATTGTTGTTGTGGGTCTTTGTTGGTTTGTTATCGTTGGTCAGTTGGCGCTGCAGAAGGATCCGCAGAAAATGCTGAAGGGGCTGATAATTTCGTGGCCTAATTTTTGGAGGCGGCTGGCCTCTCTCGGGGTCACTACCCAGTATTCGTTTTCGACCTTTACGGCCATGTCTTTGTGGTTGCTCCAGCGTACCGACCTTGCTGCGTCTTCGAGGGTGTGGAATACGAAGATGTTGCACATCGGGGTTTTGATCGCTTTGGCTATCTCTTTTCTCTGTTCTGCTTTCATTTGGTTGTTGTGGGTGGGGCTTGGTTTGGTTCCCCTTTCCGTATGCAAAGTTAACACTTTATTCTTAAACCACCAAAGATATTTGAAGATAAAACGCAGAAAATCAGATATTTAGCATAGTTTAGCATTTGATTGGGAGGCCGCTTTTCTCCCATGCCAGCAGGAGGGCGTCGCGCTCCTCTTGGTTGCTTCGGCTCCGGGGCAGGCCTGTGCCGTTGACCCAGCGCACGATGGTGTCGAGCTCCTCGTGGGTTATCTTCCTGTCTTTGCCTTTCCAGCACTTGATTAAGGGGAGCACCTCGGTATGCGGTATGCCTCGTCGGTCGAGCAGAGCGCAAAGGTCGAGGCCGAGCTGGTGGTTCCGCCCTGCCTGCCGACCCTTGGCGGCGGCGACCTGCTTTGAGTCGTGTGGGTTGAGGTGCCAGTTGCCCTTGTTGAGCCAGCCTGCCTCTATGAAAATTCGGACGGGGTTCGGTGGCGCGGTGGCTACGAATACCTCCAGCTGCTCGACGAGTATCGGGAGCGGCAGGGTCATGTAATCGACGAATAGCCCAGCGGTGCTGGTGGTGTTGATTATGCCGAGGCCGCTGGCTTCGACGTCGGGGTCTATGCCTATGATGATTTGTGGCTTGATGTTGAAGTTCATTTGTCGTGGTCTTTTGTTCTGAAGCCTATTCGTGGCCGGTGCTTCGGTCGGCGGTCGTTCATTGCGTCTTCGTAGCCTTGCTCGTACCCTCGCCGCTCGATTCTCGTGAGAATGAGGTAAACGGCGAGGGCGATTATCGGGGCGAAGGCTTCTTTGATGAGCTCGGTCATTCTGCTTCGGGTATTTTGTCCAGCTCGTAGAAAATCTTGAGGCCGTAAATCTCGGCAGCTGCGTGTTCCAGCAGACATCCTTTGCTCTGTTCCCAGCCTCGGCTGAAATACGCGGCGTCGCTCATGAGCAGGTCGGCGATGTCGAAGCCCATGAAATAGGCGTATCGCTGCTTCTCGTTGAAGTGCTTCGGCGGCTCCGAGATGTCGAATGGGTTTACTGGGATGTGGCCGATGGCGTCGATGTCTTTTGCGAAACGCTCCGCTTTGACTCGTTGCTCCTCCGGGTCGTGGCCGCTGATCGGTATGCTGATGTAGATTCTCATGGCATCGGCTGTTGTGTGTAGTCTACGCTCCAGTTCCAGCAGGTCACGTCTGTGTACCATCTGCCGTTAAACTCTCGGCTCTCCATCTCCACGTCGAATGTGGCGACGGTTCCGTTCGGGAGGCTGCTGAATTCGGCGACTCGCTTCATGTTGCTAATGGCGACCTTTTTCGGGTACTGGCTGATTGATTCGACGATGAGCGTCGCTTTGCTCCAGTCGTTTCCGGAGCGGCTCGTTCCGGACTGCATCGGGAGCCGGTCGATTACTCTTGCTTTGAATTGCATGGTGGTGTTATTTGATTGGGTAAAACATAGGGATTTTGTTCACGTTCTCGGTCTTGGCCAGCTTGCCCTCGGTGGCCAGCTCCTCCAGTGCCGCCTGCACCTCGTCGTTGACCTTTCGAGTGATGTCGTTGAGGCTGGCGACCACCGGGTGTTTGTGCTGGTCGATGCGCTGCTGGCATATCGCTTCGACGCAGGCGAGGGCGTATTCTTTGAGGGTCATTGTTTCGGGGCTTTTATCAGTTCGGGGTGCTCATAAATATTGCCGATGATGACACTCTTTGCAGCCTTGAGCTTGTTGATGGTGCAGGCCAGCAGGCTGGGTTCGTCGGCTCCGGGGTTATGCATGACGCTGTAGCCTCCTTTGGTGTGGAAGCCTGCGCAGGGCGTAAAGGCCACCGGGGCGACGATGTGGCCGGTGCGCTCGTAGCGGTAGTGCGTGATTTCGCCTCGGTCGTCGTACTCCGGGTCGTTGCGGTAGCACCATTCCCGGCGTAGGATGTCGCCCTCGTAAATCTCGCGGCCTTTCTTGTCGCGATTGCCGGTGAACTGGCCGACCGTGTCGGGGTCGACCTCGGCGTATGTGGTGAACATCTTGGTTCCGGCGTTGATCAGAACTTTTCCGTTCTTGGAATGGATGAGGTCTCCGGTGACCCACTTTCCGTTGTCGAGGCGTCGGCCTCTGAATTTGATTTCTCTCATGGTCTTTTCTTTTTGAGGGCGTTAATAAGCGCGTCGGCTTGTCGGACGCAATCATCGGCTGTCATTTCAAGTTCTCGGTTACAGAAGGCTCTCACGTCGCCGTCTTCGTGTGATAGGCAGCGCGTGAAGATGTCTTTTGCTATTTCGTATCGGCGCTGCTCCCAGTCGGGCGTGTCGTCGAGGCAGGTGCCGGGGATTCTGATGTATTCGACTTCGCCCTCTGTTCCGGTCTTGGCGGCTCGGGCTTTCCGGGCATCTCGTGCTACGCACTCCTTGCACCGGTGTTTGTATGATTTTGAGAAGTCGGCCTCGTCTGTCAGTCTGCCGCAAATCTCGCACGTTCTTTTTGCCATTGCTGTTTCGTTTAGGGGTTTGGGTCGGGGTCTTTGAAGACCCCGACCGAATGATTTAGAATGCGGCCACCGCCCGGACGGCGCCGGAGTTGTACTCGTTGTTGTTGTCCGTGTTGCCATCCGAGAAGCTGACGTTCCATGCGTTGCCCTGCGAGTTCTCGGTGGAAGACCAGTGCCAGCCCTTGATTGGCTTTCCTCCTGCCAGCTCTATGGCTCGGTTGACGTCGGTGGCGTGCATCATCAAGAGCCCGAGTTCGCCCATACCGGGGAGCCACGTTCCCTCCGGCAGGTTGATGGTGCAGCCGTATTCCTTGAGCCGATCGGTATTGCCTTTGCCATCGAAGTCTTCGAATACGTTAAACCGGTATTCGTCGGCCTCACTATCCCAGCTGTAGTGCTCGCTGGTTTCAGGGCTGGTGTGATTACGTGGCATGAGCTGAAGCTCGCCGTCTTTGTCGCCGGGCAGGTCTTCGAGGGCTACTGCCACGGTGCGGTGTCCGAGCTTTACGCCGATGTACTTGGTCGGGAATGGTGCGGCGGTCATGCTGGGGTCGTACTTGGCGTATGTCTTGGTGTTGATCTCGCCCTCGGCGGCTCCGGCGATGAAGTAGACGCCGTCGGGGAGCTTGTCGAGGTCGCTTCTCTCGGGGCAGGCGATTGTCGGGGCTGCTACCGGAGTTGTCGGCTTCCCTGCTCCGGCCAGTGCTTTGGCTGCTTTTTCAAGGTTGCCATTCTTGGCTACGAAGTCGAGCGCTTCTTGTGCGTTGTCGTCGAAACGGTCGGCGATCTCGATTAAAAACTTGGTTTCCTCTTTCATTGCTGTTGTTTTTGAGGGTTAATATTGAGGTTTGATTCTCTTATTGTTCTGTTCGAGGTATATCTTGTAGCGGTCGAGCTCGGCTGTATGGAACCAGTAGCTGGTGTCGTGCGGCTTCTTGAACCGGTGAAGCCTGCCCAGCTGGACGCCTTTCACCAAAACTCCGGCGCTGATTCCGAGGTAGACCGTTGCCTCGGCTGTGGTCATTTCCGTCGGAACCTTGCGCGGCTTCGGCTCGTTGTTCTGTCGATGGACATGCGGTGCTTGGCAGTAGGTTTTATTAAACCATTCCTCGGCGGCTCGTATGGCGTACCACTCTCGGCGGCATTCCTCTGCGGTGAATGTCCAGCCCAGCTGGCCTTTCCAGTCTGTGAATATCGGCTCTCCGTTACGGTGTGGTTCTGCAGCCGGGGCAGGCTGTTCAGCTTGCCGCTGGAGTGCTTTGTCGACGCGGTGTGGGTGTTTGTTCAATAATTCGGTTGCGTGGTCACAGAGCGCCTTAAACGCGGCGTTCCGCAGTAGGTATCCGTTGATGTTGGCTTCGTAGTTGTAGGCCACCGTTCGGTTCCGGTCGAGAAAGAACATGATCTCGGCTTTCGCGTAGCCGTATCGGGCGGCGATTTTGTAAACTGCGGCTCTTGCCTGGCAAAGGCCAGCGCGTCTTTTTTCGGCCATAAGGTCGGCGGTGGTCATTCCTGCTGATTCCGCTACCGAGCGCATGATGAGCATGAGGCTCGGGGCGTTGTTCTGTTCGTTGCTCTGTGACATGATGGTTGTTCGGTTTATTCGGTGAATTCTGCGATGCGTTCGGGTGGCCATCTCATGACCTGCATCAGCGTCGGTAGTTGTTTCTTGCCCTGCTGAATGTCGGCGACCAGTCGGGCTACCTGCTCGTCGGTTTTGTCTTTGAGACGGAGGATGCAGTAAAGGCACCAGTCGATTACCGCTTCCGGGGTGAAGGCTCCGGGGATCCTGCGGCGGTATGGTTCTTTCTCCAGCTCTTGGAGTCGCTCCTGCTCTGCTTGGGCGAGCTTCTCTTTGGCCTGCTGGCGTCGTTGTAACTCGGTGGCGACCTCGTCGGCGAAATCTGCAAGGGCGCCCATGATGACCATCGGGTCGACCGCTCCGTAAAATTTGCCGTATTCGCATCGCTTGAATTTCTGAAAAAAGAGCATCAGCTGGGCGACGGTGAGGTGGCCGTAGGTCTGCAGGATCATTCGTGCGGTCTGCTCTGTTTGGTCGCTGTCGAGCTTGCCTTTGCAGCCTGCGAATTCGGACAGCTCGTTGAGCTGGATTTCCAGCCATGCCTCGGCGGTGTTGGCTCCGTATGTTGTCCGGACGAGCCCGACGCTCGGGGTGTTGCCTTCGTAGACCTTGTCGAGGCTGGCGGTGTATCGCACCTGCGTCGAGGGGTTGAAAATCGAGAGGAACCGGTCGGCGGTCGGGGCTTTCTCCAGCAGCTTAATCGAAGCCGTCGTCAAATTCGGGCGTGTCGGGACGAGTGAGTTTGTCGATGATGTGGCTGGCGAAGGCCTCAGTTCTCTCACGCTTTGTCGGAGCAGGTTCGTTAGTTCTTGTGCCATTGGTTGTCGGTTTTTGTGTTGTTGTGGGTTGTTGCTCTCGGCGCTCGGCGCTCAGTTTTCGGGAGCAGTGGTTGATGAGGTGCTGTCGGGCGTCTTTGATGTCGCGGTGCTTCGGCTCGGGTAGCGCTTCCCATTCTGCGAGGACGGCGGCGGCGAGCCTTTTGAAATTCTCGATGCTTCCGAATGCGCGAGCCATGCAGAGTTGCTCGATTGTCGAGCGCCGGTTCTCTGAAAAGAAATCGTTGAAGAATTGCTCGCGCGTCATCTCATCGACAACAAGATATTCTTTATTTCTTTCTTTCTTAATTTCTATACTACTGGTCGGTTGTTGGTCAGTCGTTGGTCGGTCGTTGGTCGGTCGTTGGTCGCTGGGTTGGTCGTTCTCTTGGTCGCACTCGCTATTTGGGTTTTGGTATTTGTCATAATTTGTGAGAGTTATGACGCTTCCCTGCTTGGTCGCTTTAATGGTTATTTCGTTGGTCGATTTTAGGCGAGTGAGGCAGGTGCGAATGGTGCGCTCCGTGATGCCGGTTTCGCGGCTCAACTCCTCCCTTGAGGTTAAAACTACGCCTCGGCCATAGACCTCTCCTCTCCGGCGGACGGGCTTGTAATTTGCCCGGAGCAGGAGGTGGATGAAGAGTGCGACCATGTTCGGGTCGCCGTACCACTCCCAATCCCGGAACTGGTAGAATAGCTTGAGCCAGCCTTGTGCTTGCGTAGTTGTTTCCATCGTCAGAATGGTGTTGCGTTAAACTCTATCTCAAGCCCCGGTTGGGCGACGTAGACGGTCTTTCCGGTGGCTTGGTAGACCTGCTCTCTGAACTGCTCCGGGTCGGCGTTCTCTTGGCTCAAATGCAGCAGGATGATGTTGTTCACTCGGGTGAGGTCGTTGGCTCGCAGGGCTTCGATTGTCGTGTCGATGCTCATGTGACCTTGGACGGTGTGGGTGTACCTGCGCTCCGTTATCTTGCCTGCGAGGTACCGTGCCTGCAGAACCTGCGGGGCGTAGTTGGCCTCTATCATGAGGTTGTTGAGCCCGGCGAAAGGTCGCGGCAGGTAGCCGGTGTCGGTTGCAAACATCATCGTGCCGATGTCGGCGTGGTGAATGTAGAACCCGGTCGGCTCCTCCGTGCTGTGTATCGTGTCGAAAGGCACGACGGTGAAGCCTCCGAGGCTGAATTGCGCAAAGGATCCTTCTTCGTTGTAGGGGACGACCTCCGGGGTGCGCATCACCTTTTTCGGTATCCATCGCTCCTGCATTCCCTTGCAGGTTCCCCTGCTGGCAAGGACGCGGATTCCGTTGTCGAGGTATTCGGCGACGTGGTTCGCGTGGTCTTGGTGCTCGTGGCTCACCAAACAGCCGACCACGTTGCCGAGCTCGTAGTTGATGGCCTCGAGGGTCTTCTTGAATGGGAGGCCGGCCTCAAGGAGGAGGGCTTCGCCTGCGTTCTGCAGGACGTAGGCGTTGCCGTCGCTCCTTGATCCGATTACGTTCAGTTTCATCAGAAGCCGGGGGTTTGAGGTTCGGGGTCGGGTTGTGCTGTCGGTTTAGGCTCGTCGGCTGTCCGAGCGGCCTTTCCGGGCTGTGGCTCCGGTTCCGGTTCCGGCATGGTCGCCGGTCGGAATGCTGAGCCGGGCTGGGCGGCTGGTTCTGCTGGCGCTGGCTTTATCTCGATGGGCGCTCCTTGGTTGGCTCCGGTTACTGCCGGGCGCGTCATGTCGATGTAGGGCGTGTCTATCGGGCGGCTGCTGGTTTCGTCTGCCTCGCCGTAGTCGGTTCCGGTGAGGTACTCGTAGAGGGCTTTCTTGGCGCGGCGCTCGGCCTTTCCTCTCAGCTGGTCGTAGCTTGAGTATTGGTCGGTGCGGACGGTAGCCGAAACGCTGAAGGAGTTCTTGTCGCCCTTGTACTCGTAGTTGATCTTGCAGGTGAAGGTGGCGAAGCCTTGGGGGTCTACCGTCGGCTGGCTGTAGTCGATGATGTACTTGGCGCCGATTTTCTTGAGCAGGCTGGTGTAGCCCTCTTTGGTCGGGTACATCGTTCCGCTGATGATATTGAACTGGTTCCCGGTCGGTCGCAGGCCGATGAGGGCGGCGTCTATGATTGCCTCGCGGACGGTCGGCTTGTCGTAGAGCTCGTTGACTCTGCCGGTCTTCTTGTTGTACTTGCCGTCGCGGTCGGTTCTGAACCCGACCTTGCTGTTCATGAGGGGCATGAAGATGGTGTCGAGCACCTCGTCTGTCAGCGCCTCTCGCAGCAGCATGATGATTTGGGCGGCGTTGAAAGCGGCGCCGAAGTTGTTGACTATGTCGATGGCGCTGGCGTTCCGCAGGGCGACCTCGAATTTGTCCTGCGCGGCCATGATTGTTGCCGGGAGTTCGGGAATTTTACACATGGTGCTTTCTGTTTGTTGTTGTGGGTTATTTGCTTGATTACTCATTGGTCTTGTATGCTTCGCAAAATGCGCGGTTAATAAGGGCGGCGCAGGCGAATGGCTTTGCCGCTGTGAGGGTTGTCTTGACGCTGGCTATCTCCTTGCCGTCGGCGGTTTCGTTGTGGTTCTTGCGAACCTTGGCCGATATCCATGCCGTGGCTGCGGCCTTGGCCGTGTCGACGTCGAGAGTCTTGACGATGAAGGTGAAGTTGTGCTCGCTCGGCTCGTCTTCGAGGTAGTTGATGGTGACCTCGGCGTCGGCCATGTAGTAGCGTGTGGTTTCGCCGTCTGACTCTCCGGTGCCGCTGACCTCCTCTGTGTCGCCGTCGGCCTTGAAGCGCTCGATGTTGCTGTTGAGCAGGATCACGTTGGATAGTGCGGTGGCTCCGACGATTGTGAAGTCGCCCTTGTAGTTCAGCTCTATCCAGTCGCGTGCCACCTCCATCGCCAGCTCTACGGTCTGCGCTTCGAGTATGAACTTGTGGCGCTTGCCGTTAATGCTGGCCGTCACCTTGTAGGGCTTGAGGTGGGCGGTGTTGTACTCCTCGGCTTGGCGGCGCTGGTCGGTCAGCTTCACGGGCTTGGTGATGTCGCCGCTCTGCTGGTAGAAGCTGATGCTCTGCGCCTGCTCCGGTGTGATCAGCTCGCCTCTGCGCAGGATTATCTCCTGCCGGTCTATCGAGACAACCTCTCCGGTATCGGAGTCCATGAAGTCTTCCGTCCATGTCTTGCTCAGCGGTTCTGCGAGGTAATAGCCTATCATCGCTGCTGGCTGGTCGGTTTCAAAGACGAGCGCGTCCTTGCGCGTCTTCGTCGGGTCGATGATGTTTTTGTCTGTCTGCATATTTATTCGATGGTAAAGTTGCCGGTGGAAACCTTGAGCAGAACCAGCTGGCTCTCGGTCGGGATGAAGTCATTAACCGATTCTGCGTTGTCAATGAATATCGGGGCGCGCACTCCGTGGTATCGGCAGAATGCGTTGATGATGTCGAGGCCTGCGTTGACCTTTCCGGCTTTGTTCTTGTCGCCGTACTTGGCCTCTCCGACCCAGCAGGTGCATCCGGGCTTCTCGTCGCCGGTGGTCGCGGTCGGCTCAAACATTTGGAAGCGCACCAGCGTGAAGAGCTTATTGACTCTCTCCTCGACAGCGGTCATGCGTTCCTTGGTCAGTCGGTCAGCGGTGGCCAGCTTCTTCTGTGCTGTTGCTCGCTCTTGGAGGAGGGTCTGCTCGGACTCCTGCAGCTCCTTGATGCGCTTGGCCTGCTGCTCGATGGTGGTCTTGACTCCCAGCTCGCTGCCTATGGCCATGATGCGGTTGTTGATTCTGCGCAGCTCGGACATGATGTCGGTTTGATCTTCGGCAGTTGGCGCTTCTTTCAGCTTGTCATTGAGCTGGGCGATTTCGTTCTGAAGCTCTACCCATCGGGGCAGGCTCTCGGGCTTGATGCTTTCGACGGTGGCCGCTGTGGTTTTGGCGAGCTTGGCCTCCAGCTCTGCAACCTTTGGGTCGGGCGCGCTCGTGAGTGACTGGCGCTCAGCTCTCAAATCCTGCAGTTCCTTATCGGCCTTTGCTACCTCTGCCTGCTTGTCGGCGATCTCCGCTCCGAGTCTCTTGCCTTTTTCAGTGATGTCATTTTTCTTGGCGGTCTGTGTGTCGTTGAATGCCTTTTGAGCCTGCTCCCATGACTGGGCGTGGGCGGCGCAGGTCGCCGGGTCTTGGCATGGCGCTCCGGTAATCGGGCAGTTGAGCGTGGCTCCGGCGCTGTACTGTTTTTCGTTCTCGCGGTACCATTCCTTGCGCAGGTCATCCTGCCTTCGTTTGAGGTCGGCTATCTGCTCGTTGAGCGTGTCGACCTTTTTGCGCAGTGCGTAGCCTCGGCTGTCGATGTCGGCGATGCGGTCGCTGACTGCGTTGCGTGCCTGCTGGAGGTCAGCGGATATCTTGGTGCGCTCTGCGTTGGCTTCCCTCACTCGTTGCTGCTCGGCGTTCTGAGCGGCGCCCAGCACTCGGCCTTGCTCGCTCTGCTTCTCTCGGATCTGCTGGAGAATTTCGGCCTGCTCTTTTGTCCGAGCTCGTTCGGCCTCGCTGGCGTTGGTGGCCAGCTTCTCCAGTTCCCGGGCGCGAGCCTCCAGCTCGGTCTTCTCGACTTCGAGCGCAGCGTAATCGGGAGCCTGCGGTGTTGCTCGCTCGGCCTCTTGGATGCGGACGGGTATTTGTGCCAGCTCGGTATTGATCCGGGCTATCTGTGTAGCGTACTTCTTGATGTAGTCGTCGAGTGTCTTCCCGGAGAGCTCGGCCAGCAGCGCTTCAAATTCCGGGGCGCGACGTGCTACGTCTTCGATGGTCACGTCGCCTGCCATCTGCAGGAGTATCTCGCGTTTGTCTTGCCAGCGGAGCCTCGGGAAGTAGTAGGGGTTGGTGATGCACTTGAAAATCTCCGGAGGGATGATGCTTTCGACGGCAGCTTTGTATTCGGCCTCCTTGACCGGGATGTCGTCGATGAAGTATTCGCCCTTGTTGCGAACGAATTCCGGCTCTACCTCTCCGCTCTTGGTGCGCCATACTCCAGTCCATCGGCGCTTGAGCTGTATCTCGGTAATCTCTCCGGTTTCGTTGTCGATGGTTCTGAACCACCCCTCGACCTCCGGATTGAGGTCGAGGCGCACGTTGCCGTTCTCGTCGTTGGGCCTGATTCCGAAGTTGGCGGTCTGCTGGTCTTCGCTGTTCAATCCCCACAGCAGCCATGTGTATGCGTCGGCGATTGTGGTCTTGCCGGTGCCGTTGCGGCCACTGATGACGGTGGGTTGGTCTTCGTTGAATTCGACAAGCTGGTTGGTAATCCCTTTGAAGTTGTGCACTCCCAGCTTCGTGATGATTGTTGTCTTACTCATTTTTCGTTGTTGTGGGTTTCGGGTTCGGGGGTTTCCGGTTTCTGCGCTTCCTCGCGTGGTGCCAGCATACCTATTTCGATGAGGCTGTCGATGGCGGCTTGGCGGAGGATTGAGCCTACCGGATTGTCGGGGCAGAGGTAGCTCATGCAGGCTTTGGTGGCTTGGTGCAGGTGCTGACCATTGCCGTTGATGTGGCTGCTGGCGTTCAGCTCTCCGTCCTTTGCGATGACTTGGATCACTATGCAGCTACGCTTTTCTCCCTCGGGGGCTTCGTCTGTCCATGCTTGCATGGCGTCGGTGAGAATTTTGTGTTCGGGGCGCGCCTCGTGGCGGCGGTCTTCGGTTGTTGTGGGGTTCTTCTCTTCCATTGTTGGTGGGTTTAGAATGTTAAACTTGGGGTTGTCTGTGTGAGGAGGGCAGGACTCGAACCTGCCACCGAGTTTCTGATGTCTTTCGCGGTGCGCGCTGGCCGTTACTTGGAAGCCTCACCTTTAGCTCCTTATCTCCTCAAATGCTCCCGGGCTTGCAATTCCGGGAGCGGTTCATAAATGTTTGCCTCTCGGCTTTCGTGGCTCTCTTGCCACCGGATAGCCCTCTCTTGGGTCTTACCCGAATTCGTTAAAACTCCGCTTTCCAGTATGCGAGGATGTCTTTGCCTCGGTACCTCGCTTTGCCGGTGTGCTTCTCGTGCCGGGGCTTGAGGATTCCTGCGTTGGATAGCCTCCATAGTGTCGTGCGGCCTATGCCGAGGATCTGCGCCGTCTGCACGGTGTTGTATCTTCCGTCGGGGTGAACTTCCGGAGGTATTGCTGTCATTTGCGTCCCTCCTTTCTTTCTATGTAGCAGGGGTTCGGTGCTTCGAGCGCCTTATCGCAGCTGTCGTTGTAGGTTTTCAGCCATTTGTCGGTCTTGCTCCAGCGGTTATATAGCTTCCAAAAGGCGAAGAAGCCGGCGGCGGCGATGACTTTGCTGATGAAGAATTGCTCGAACCACCAGCGGCTGTCGTCGAGCGGTTCTGCCATAAGCCCGAGGAGCGCGATTCCGAAAATTGCGCAGAGGAGCAGGATTCGGCCTGCGCTGATTGTTGCCTGCTTGGTCTTATTTGTTTCCATAGCTGGTTCGTTTGTTGGGGTTGGTGATTCCATTGCGCTCGAGTATTTTCTTTATGCCCTCCGGGGAGAGCCCAGTCTTTGCGGCCACCTGCACGGCGCGCTGGTGCCATGAAGCGGTGGGTGCGGCGGCTACGACCTCTCGGTAAATTTTGCAGACCTCCTGCTCGAGCTCCTGCTGTTTGATTTCTACAAGTGTGGGCATTGCTATTTGGGGTTTGGGGTTAATCCTTGACGGTGACGTCAGCGGTCGTTTTGTCGCTGGTGCGGCGGTTGTTGTTGTGGGGTTCATTCGGCTTATTTTCTTTGTCGTTAAAGATTTATTTCGTAACTTTGAACAGGCTTTTGCAGCGTGTTTCTTACTTTGCTGCAAAGTTAACACTTTATTCTGAAACCACCAAAGATATTTGAAATTAAAACGCAGAAAATGAGGCGGTTACGGCGATTTTAGCATAGTTTAGCACTTGGGGTCGGGCACGAAAAAAAAG